AATAAAAGTTATAAAAAGAGCAGAAATGTTTGATAAACTTGTCATAAATGATATAAAATCTCATTTGATGAATAATCTAAACAAAAACAAGCGGGTAGATTAGCATGAAAACTAAAGAAGAAATTTTGAAAATGAGCAAAGAGGAATTAAAGAACTATAAATGGAATAATGATTTAGACCGAAAAGGTGGTGATTGTTATAATTGTTATGATTGTTATAATTGTTATAATTGTTCTGATTGTTCTGATTGTTTTGATTGTTATAATTGTTATGATTGTTATAATTGTTCTGATTGTTATAATTGTTATTCCTGTAGAAATCTAAAAAGAGGAAGTTATTATATCTGCAATATTAAATTAACCAAAGAAGAATATGAAAAAAAATTAAAAGAACTTAAAAATGAAAAATCTAAATAAAAACAGGAGGAAAAAACATGATAGAAAAACTTAAACAACAAAGAGAAAGATTAGATAATCAGATTAGGCAATTAGAGAAAAAAGAAAAATTAAGATTAGAAAAAAATAAAGACAAACCTATTTATACAAAAATACTAGAATTAGGAATAGAAATATCCCAGCAGATTTATAATGGGAAAACTTATGCAGAAATTTTGAAATTAGTAAAAGAAGAGCAAATAGCAAATCATGAAATTTTATTTAAATTAAGAAGTCTAACAAAAAAATATCCACAATTTAAAGATTTTTGGGTTTATATCCAAAATCCCGATAAAATAAGCAAGGATAATGGACATGTTGCGAGGTTCGATGCCTGTTCTGACTGGGCTAGCCTTAGCTGCGATTGGCTTCCTGACGATGTCAGTCCTTCGCTTGGGGTATTTTTATGGAGAAAATTAAAATGAAATACAGCAAATTTTCACTTGTAGGAATAGGAGCAGGAATAATATTTGTACTAGGAACTTTTAATAGATATTGGGTTTTACATCCCGATTTAGATAAATGTTTAGCTTATGGATTAATTGGAATACTAGTTAGTTGCGTGTCTTTTTTATATGGAAGAACTTTAATTATATCCTCTGAACTTAATACTAAATTAGATAAATTATCTTTAGAAATAGATGCAATAGAAGAAAGGTTAAATGATATGTGGGAAAAAGAGAGAGAGGTGCAGGAAAAATGAGTTGTATACCCGCAATAACCCAACCAATAGGGGAAGATTTTAAGTTTAAAAAAAAGAAAAAAAAAGTTAAGGAGGTAACTAAAAAATGCAAAATAAAATCAAAACGCTTTTAGAACTTGCTGGAATCGGTGCTTTTATTTTTACAGGCATAAAAACTTCTGGTTATATCTATTGGAATATGATAGAAAATGCTCAAACAAGAGCAAGAGAAAGAGCAACAACTCTTATGTATGATGCAAGATATAATCCCCATACACCGGAAGAACTCAAAGCAATTAAAGCTGAAATTGCAGCCCAAGTCAAGTTAGATGAAGAATATCAAAGGTTAAAGAAGTAAATTAATCAAAAATGATTGAAAAAGTATGCCAATACCAGATATTTCCAGAGCATCAAAGGATGAAGGAAGGAATAGGATGCTGTGTAAAGTGCAAGCCAGATGAACTCAATAAGCAATGTATCTCTTATCATCCAATTTTTGTAAGGCAATTATATTGGCTTATGTCATCAGGTTGTGTAGAAAAAATTGTGGAGGATTTAGAAAGAAGGTAAAGATAGAATAAAATGGAAACAATACAAAAACCAAAAAAAGCAAAAAAACTGCCCATAGCCATAACTCAAACAGAATATGAGAAGTTAATCGAAGTAACAAAATCCCAAAAGCACAAATTAGCATTTTATTTAGGCTTTAATTCGGGTTTAAGGGTTTCAGAAGCAGTAAAATTAGAACCAAGAGATATAAATATTGAAGAAGGAAAAATATTTATTAGGCTGGGAAAAGGAAGTAAAGATAGAATTAGTCCGCTTCCAAAGGGATTCTTAAAAAAATATTTAGACTTACTGCCTTTAGGGATTGGCTCACGGGCATTACAAAAAGCATTTAAGATTTCTGCTAAAAAATCAGGACTATTAGAAGTTAAGCCAACAGCTCACTTTCATAGTTTAAGACACGGATTTGCGACCAAGTTTTTAGAACAGGGGGGAAATATACAACTCCTAAAGGTTTTAATGGGGCATACTAATATTTCTACAACAGACATTTATAATCAGTTAAATCCTAAGGTTGCTTTAGATGCTTACAAAGAATTATGGTAAAATCCCCAAAAAGCGAACTAAATCTAGAATATTTTATATATAGACAATTAAATAAAGTTCGTAAAGTATAGGAAATAAGAACATAAATCTTTTCTCAAAAGTAAAAAGTTGCATTGTTAAGTTAGCGGGTGCTGGATAGAGGAAAAAAATATCCTCTAAAAATCAAGAGGATTTAAACAAAAAATACAATTTATTAAGTTGGTATACCGTGGTATACCACGGTATACCCACACAAATTTATAATATTTCAGCTTCTGTCATCAATAATTCATCTTGAAAAACTGCCTGTTCATCAAGCCAATTATCGCAAATACCCGCATCTTCTTCTAACATCTTTTAACCCCCCAAATTTAGTTTATTGAAATAATACCAAACTTCCTATTTAGATAAGTATAAATCTGGTTTTCCATTTTAGTTAAATCTGAAAAAGCCCCGCTTTCAACAATAAAATCAGTATTATCTATATTCCTATAAACACTTAACCAATCTATAAAGCCACTATCATTTATTAACTTAAATAAATATAGTTTTCCCTCTTTCCTTGTGACTATCGTTTTATATAATTCAAACCCGGTCATTTTTCTATAATAAATAAAGGGAATACATCTAAATTTAAATCTTCAGGTTTTGAGTAACCATAAAAACTTAATACTTTCTGTTGTATTTCTTTTTTTAAATCACTTAACATAATGTCCATTTTTCTCTTTATTTCTCCTTTCAATTATAGCCGTTTTAAAGTCCGACTATTGACTTTTTGATTATAATACATCATTCTTTATAGACCGATAGCTTTTAGACATTTATCCACTCTTGGCTTTTCTTCGTCTGCTATACTATCCCAATAATCTAATAAGATATTATAACCTTCTTCATATTTCTCCAATCTCTTGACTTCTTTTAAAGTTAAATTATATTTCTCTTTCAAACTTACCATTTCATTTTAACCCCCCTTTCATTTTATCTTCTTTTAAGATTTGTAGGGTTTGATTCTATCGCCCCCCTTAAATCTTCTTTTATTCTTGTTTATTTATAGTTACCACTATTTATAAACCTTTCTATTATAAAAGTGGTATCGTCGTAGTTTCCATAAGAAGTAAAGGTAATAATTTAAAACTGCTTATGGAAACAGGCTCCTTTATTTAAAGATATAATATAAATATGGTTCGTATTAGATAAGGAATACGAACATTTTTAACTTGTTTATATTTAAATGAGGGTTAAATAAGTTCGCTTTTTGGTAGTTTCAAGCTTTCTATATATAGAATCTACTCTCTTTAAAGTAGGGGTATTTAATTGTTATTTATTTGTCTATAATATTATAGACAATTAAACGGGGTTTTCCCGCAGTTAATTCTTATTTATTTACAATTAATTATTTGCTTTGTTTAAAAGCCATAATTCAGCAGTTAAATGAGGGCAATGATTTTTTTGATTAATTGAACCATTATTTAATTGCCTCGGGGTAGTTTTCTTGCCTTTTTTCTGGTTTTTTTCATTACTACCCCCAAATAATAATAAAAAAAACGTGCGTTGTCGTTCAAAAACACCATTTTTTCTAGTAAAACTCACTCTTTTGGCTCTATTTTAGCCCATTCTCTTAATCTTATCGTCGGAACTCCAAGTATTCCAGCAAGTTCATTCTGTTTTATAATGCCTCTCGAGTATAAAAGAGTTATTTTAAATCTTAAATTATTTAATCTATTCTGAATCTCTATTTCTTTTTTGCTTTTTTTGATTCCGATTGAGCAAATCGCCATATCTTTCTGTTTTTCGTATATCTCTAGAGTCGAGTGGGGTATTTCATCAACAAAAACGTCCAACTTATCAAACTCAAAGTCCATAAAGTTAGGGAAATCTCCTCTAAACGACTTTAAAGCACTATAATTCCTTTTTCTTGTCCTATGAAAATCATTCCAAAGGGCTTCTAATCTCTTTTTACGAATATAAATAAATTTTCCATACCTTTTTCCGCTAGAATATAGATGAAGCAAACCATTGGCTCTCTCAACTACCATATATTCTGGGAATTTCCAAAACTTTGTATAGTTTATAATAAAGAAATGCCTTTTTTTTCTAATAGTCATAAATAATCTTTGCATATCTTTATTCAACGAATTTAATTGGTCGGTGGATAAAGAATCTAATGCAGGTTCGTCCCAAATTATAATCATATTTTCTGTTTTCTTTGCAAATTCCATCATAGGTTCTAATTTAAAGAACAAATGTATTTCTCTATTGGTCTTTGCCTTTATATAAGCGGATTCTAATATCGCCGATGAAGTTTTACCCGTACCTTCTCCGCCCTCATTGATTAGAACATTATCTATCTTCGGAGTATCTTGAGTAACTCTCTCTATCATCTTGTCTAGTTTTATGACTAATCTCTTTTCTATTGCATAAGATTCTCCATCAACAATAACCTTATTTTCAAATACAGACAAGCTCATAATTCATCATCCTCGTCGGAATCTGGACTGTTTAAGTTATGTGAGTCTAATAATATTTTGTTATTCTTTGAGTAGATGTCTATAAGAATCATAAACTTTTGAAAATTTTCTCCATTGATAATCATTTCTCCATTAGAATTTTGCTTTATAATTTTATTTCTTTGTACAAATTCATTGATAAGCTTTTTTATTTTATCTCCTTTTTCTCTTTCTTTAGTGCTTAATTTTGCCCAGCACTCGTCGAGAAGTCCATCTTGTGAGCTAATCATAATCTCATAATTAAATCTAGAGAATTGTATATTAAACAGCAATGGGTTAAACCTCGCCATGTTAAATGTTCTTTGCAGTTCATCTATTCTTTCGGTCATGGCTACACCAGCATTAAATAAACTTTTTCTTCCGTTTTCTTCCATCTTATCCTTCCATTATTTTTTTAGTTGCGACGATAACCCCAAAGAGTATTCCTGCGAATATAACCATTCCAAGTAAGTCATTCATCTTTTATTAATTTAGTTTTGAGGTAATCCTTGAAATAATCTGGATGGTTTTCTCTCCATCTTTTCATATTTTTCTTGTGCTTCTCGGGGTCTCTATGGAGTTTATTATAATCATATTTGCACATCCCCTTACAATAGATAACTTTTTCTTTCTTGCAGACGGAGCAGATAGCAGTGGATGGATTTGAACCATGAACTTCAAGGTTATGAGCCTCGTGAACTGCCTGATTATTCGACACTGCTTTGAAATTATTTTTATTATTTATAAAAAAGGGTATCATAAATCTAAGAATAAACCACTATTTAAATACTTTACCATTTTTATGTTACTATTTATTAGTAGTCGTAATAATATATAAAGCATTATAATCTTACTTTAATATGGATATAATCATACCAAAAGAAGATATTCAAGAAAATGATTTATTTGAAGATTTAAAAACAAAAGATAAAATTAAAGTTTCTATAACTCTAGATAAATCATTAGTAGATGATTTAGAAACTTATAAAAAAGAAAAGCAAATTAAAGAACTTAGTCCAATGATTAATCGTATGTTAATTGATTGGATTAAAAAGAATAAAAATAAAAATGAAAAATAAAAAAGACTTCATAAGTAATTTTTCTGATAACCTATTCTCGATAGTTATAAATGTTCTTTATTTAATTGTCTATATCTTTCTTGGAGCAGGAGCTTTTTGTTCTATATGGTTAATATTAACTTTATTTCCAAATTCATCTGCAGCAATGGTAGTATTTTCTATTTTTAACTTAGTAGCAAATATTTTTAAAATACTTGTTTGTGTTCTTGGAATTGGACTTGTTATATTAATTATTGCTTTAATCATAGAATCAGCTAAGAAATTAGAACAAAAACAAAAAGAAAGACGAGAGAAATTTAGGAATGAAATAGTAGAAGACATAGTTAAAAAGATTGGGAGAAAGAGATGAAACCAATAATCCATTCAGCAATGTTACTTTCAAATTATAAGCAGACAGAAATAGAAAGATTTAAAAACGAATGTGATGAAAGCAAAAAGTCTGGAGAGATAATTGCTGCAGCTTCAACTAAGACTGGTTTCTTCTCTAAACTAAGGGGGGCTATGGAATAAAATGGATTATCCGTCAATGATTTTATCTGGAGCACTACTTTTAATTTGTGTTGTTTTTTTCTATCTTTGGGTAAAAGCAGAAAATCAATTAAAAGTATATCGAGGTAGTTAAATGGACTGGAATACAGCTATCTGGTCTTTGATAATCGGCTTCGCAATTGGAAGAGGATATTTGATAATCAAGAAGTTTATTAAATTTACCAACGAGGAAATGAAAAATGAAGCCAATAATAACCAACAAGGAAGTTCACAAAGTTGAGCAATTAAAGAAGAAAATAAAATATGCTGGAATCGCATTAATAATTATTTCTTTATTCGCAGATTTAGTTAATTTTACAGCCGGAGCAATTCTTTTGATACTTGGAGTTCTTTCTTTAGTTTATTCTTATTATATAAAGCCAGAGGAGTATTCAAATGGTTGATGCAAATGCAATAGTTTCTGGTGCAAATGAAAAGATTGTTGGTTCTTTTAAAAATATTAATTGGGTGAATACTATCGGCTGGATGTTTTTTATAATCATAATTGTTGCTGGAGCAGTTTGGATTTGGGTTTATTACAAGAACAAAAAGGTATTTAACAAAAGAATAAACGTAAATGGAAATATTGGTGGTTTTTGGAGGAGAGTATCCAGTGATGTAGCTAAGTCTGTTAAACTTGGGATTGGTGGATTTGAAGTATTATATTTAAAAAAACTAAAGTCTTGGAAGATTGCTTATGGGGGGAACTTTGGAGATAACATCTATGAATTTTATGTTATGCCCGATGGATATTGGTATAACTCAAGACCTTATGGAGATGTAAAATATATAGACCAAAATAAAGGAATGGTTGCAGTGGTTACAACTAATCCATTAATGAGGGGGCAGTATACTTCCCTCGAGAAACAAATAGAAACATTGCATGGAGAAAAAGTAAAGTTTTGGGATAAATATGGAACTTGGGTTTTGGGAATTGCATTTGTATTGATTGCAGGAGTTATGTTATGGCTGAACTATAAAGAGTATGTAACTGCGACGGGCAACTTGAATACGGTCGCCGATAAGTTTGGTATGCTGATAGATAAATTAAATTTAATGCAGGGCAATACTCCGGCTGGGGGCAGTGGTCTTATTCCTGTAAAATGAACCCCATAATTATATCGATAATATTATTTGGAGTATTATTAGCAATTGGATTCTGGTGGGCTGTTAGATTTTATTCAAAGCTTAAAAATATTTCAGAATATCAGAAAAATATCCCCCAAGAAGTTATCAATCAATTTAATTTTTGTGAAAGGAGGTTGGCAGAATCATTAAAAAATGGCGACGAACCAAACCCATATAACATCCTCTGGGAAATCTATCGGGGAGACAGACAGACAAATAGAAGTTTTAACTCAACAGAACCAAGAATTGCTGACGGAGAATTACGTCCTAAGTCTAGCAGACGAGAGAACATACAGGCTGAAAATACTCCAAGCATTGATGAAGATAGGAGAGAATCTGGAAGCATTAAATCTTCTGGTAGCCCGAGCTTCTGGAGTAGATTCAAAAGAAGAACCTAAAAAGGATGACTGAAGTTATAGCCACAACAGAAATCCCTCGAGAGAAAGGTTTTATTTATTTTATTGGAACAGACGAGAAAGGAAACTTAACTATATGCAAAACAAAGGCGGGAAGAAAAACTAGGCGATATTGGTCTAATATATTGTTATGGTATATTTAAAGAACCCTGTTGCTTATAAAAAATGAAGCCAAGAGATTTTCTTTTTTACTTTTTAGTAATTCTTGTTTTTTGCGTCATTATTTATTTTATCTGGTTCACGAGGACAGAATCGTTTAATTGTATTTCTAATCCCTCTGTTTATTTTATTAAGTCTATTGAAAAACCAAGCAACTCAACCGTATCATGCAGTTGTATTTCTTATACTCCTGATAAACCTTCTGTAGCTTTTTCTATTAATGCTTCAGGAATATATCATGGTTTCTTTGAAGATTTAATTACTAATAAGTAGTGTCTAATATTTAATTAATTGAACAAAAAATTTATTAAGGAGAACAGCTTATATCAAGGATGGTAGACTTAACTAATCCTGAGGTAGTAAGTAGGATTAACAATTATCTTTCAGATAGAAACCCTTCAACATGGTATCATCTTCGTTCAGATGAGAGAAATTATGTAACTTCCCTTTCTTATAAGACTGCAAGTATTCCTGTCCCAGCCGGATTTCAAGGGATGTCTATTCAGAGTTCAACAGGTACTGGTGGAGTGGAAATATCCCCTGCAGGACAAGTAAAACAAATAGGAAAACCCGAATTGGTTTCACTGCCAAAACCTCTTCAGCAGCCAAACCAACCAACTACAATAACCTTCCAGCAAAATCAGACTACTAAAGAAGTTCCAGTTTATAATTCTACTGGGCAGGTAATAGCAGTTCAATCCCAAAAATTTCAGCAAACTATTCCGATAGCCGAATATCAAAGAAGAATAGAAAACTTGCCTCAAGAAAAGTTTTATAATCCAATCGAACAAAAGACTTATGAAACAAGGCAGGCATTTAAGATAGGTTCAGCCGAGTTTGTCTCTACTCCGGTTAAGGTTTATACAAACCCTCAAACAGGAGAACCAATATCAGATATTCAACAATACCTTCTAGAACGAAGAATACCTATTCCTCCATCTCAAGAAGTTAAGCCAAAATCATTTACATCATTTCAAGATTATTTAAAAGAGCCGCCAACTTATGATATAGGCGGATTACAAATGGGGGGAGTTTATATGCAAACTCCAGAAGTAGGAACAGTAACACCAATTACTTCTGGAGATATATTTAATGTAGCTGGTGGAGGATTAGCTTTAACAAAGATTGGGGCTGGAGCAGGAATATCTTTTTTATTTAGTAAGCCAATAACAGAATTAACATCTAAGGGAATAGACCTTATTATACCTAGGCAAGATACAGGATTTTCAATTAGAGAAATACCTGCTCAGGTTGGGAGGGGTGCTTTATTCTTAGCTTCTACTTCAATAACTGGAATGGCTTATGGCTCTGAATTAGCTAAGGGATTACTAGAAGACCCACTAGAAACGACTGCTAGCTTGGCAAAATATGTTTTCAAGAATCCTTATGAAACAATTACTATTGCAAAAGGAGCAAATCTTTATAAAAAAATTGATAAACTAAATGTTCAATCTCCAAAATATAAATTAATGAAAGAGTATCAAGATAGTTATTCAGACAAACAGGTATTAGAATCTTTAAATAGATTAAAGAAGTCTAGTATATATGAACCAATTATAGATATAGAAAAACAGATTCAAGAGCAAAGGAAAGTCAAAGCAGAATACTTGACAAAAAGGGCAGAAGAATTACTTCCTAGTGGATTAAAATTTGATTCAGCAACAAAAGAATTTATCACGGGACAAGTAAAAAAGAAAATGGAATCACAGATTCCAGAGATAAGACAATTAGCATTAAAGAAGGTTAAAGAACAAGCAATTAAAGAAATTGTTTTAAAGGAAATGGATAAACCATTTAATGCTTTGGAGAAAGCAAAAGAACTGGAGGCTCAAGGAAAAATAATATTAAGGGAAGTATCTAAAGAAGAAACTAAAAATATAAGCCAAGATTTAAATGCCCAAAAGCTGTTTGGTTCAGAAGAGATAGCAAAATTTGGAAAATTGAAAGTTTCCAATTTACCAGAATTAGAAGGTATTATTGTTTATAAAAAAGGAGTCCCCAAAGAAACATTAAATAAATATCTTGCAGAAGAACTTGGACATTATGAATCCAGAAATATGTTTGACTTTGGTGCAGAGAAAAATATTCCCTATGAAAAAAAACCATCTGAAATTTGGGCAAAAAATTATGCTAATCAATTATTAAATAAAGGTAAAGATAAAAGTAATTTAAAAAGTCTTACATTAAAATACCTAGATAGAAAACTTCCAGAATTAAAGATAAATATTATAGATAAAGAATTTATTAAAGGTCAATTAAAGAAAAGGATGGAATCAAAAGATAAGGAAATATATAATTTAGTTCTCGAAAAATTAAAGAAGAAAAAGCCGATTGAATATGATATTGATTTAGGCTTTTTAGAATCAAAGGTGAGAAATCAAATAAATAGATTAAAGTCTGGAGCAGATATAGTTAAAATAGACAAGGAAGGTATTAGAATAGAAAAAGTTCAAGAAGCAGTAAAGAAATTTAAACCAATAACATATGATATTGATTTAGGCTTTTTAGAATCAAAGGTGAGAAATCAAATAAATAGATTAAAGTCTGGAGCAGATATAGTTAAGATTAAAAAATCTGGAGAACTGAAAATAACAAGTTCAAAAAAACAAGTGCCTAAAATAGATATATATCAAAAAGCATTAAAAAGAATAAGCGAATTAAGGAAAGAACGAGTAAAAAAGATTATAAAAGATATAAGAAATGATGATTTAATGGAGATTAAATCAGGAAAGCAAGTACTAATACAAAAAATAGAGAGTCCAATAGTAAAAGAGATATTAAAAGAAAAAGTAAAATCGCCGAAGATGGTCTTAAGAAAAACAATATCCCCGAGATTAAGGCAATCATTTGTATATAAAGAAAAAGAATTAAAACCATTAATACAAATTCAAGAATTAGAAAACAAAGAGTATCGGCGGATGAAAATAGCCGCACTTCCTTTGGAGAAACAAAAAGATTTGGGGCTGTCTAACGCCATTCATAAAATTAATAATCTAGAGAAACCAGCTGAAATAGAAAAACAAATCATAAACTCAAGATTAAATTTTGTTGAAAGAACTCAATCAAGTCAGCCCCAAGTATTTACTCAACCAATTAAAGAAAGAGTAATAGAAAAATTTGTGGGAAGTCCAAAGTATTTTGAAAGGGCAGTCATTGAACCTAAGAGAAGGAAAGAAGCTGAAGAAGATAAGAAGCGAAAACGCCGTTTAAAACAAATCCAGTTATATACTCTTCAGCTTAAAAGGAGAGGAAAGTTTAAATCAGTTAAGACAGATTTATCACGAGGAGAAGCATTAGCTTTAGGTTCAGACTTAACAAGAAAAGAACTAGCAAGAACTTTCAAGGTGGTAAAGACTGGAAAGGCAAGAGAAGAATTTGGAATACAAGAAAATTTCTTTCCAGATGAAAATGTGTTTAGGCAGTTCAAAATAAGAAAAGGAAAGGCTATACAAACTCCCGACGAATTTATCCAGCGGACTAAATTCAACTTGCAGACCATTCAAGAGAAGTCAGCAATTAAAGAAGCAAGGAGACTAAGTAAACTTATCAATATGTAATCACTATGAAATTAATACATAAAGAATTAACTGAACAATTAAATTTATATAGATGTTTTGCTACTTTGAAGTATGGATAAATTAAAAAAACCAATCAATTCTTACGAACTACAAAGAAAAGTCATTAAAGATTATGAAGCAGAACAGAAATATAAACAAGGGCAAAAATATATAGAACAACAAAATAAGCTTAAAAGATATAATAAATCATTTTCTGGGAAATTTGGTTCTTTCTTAGCAAGAGGAATAGAGATTGGAGCTAAAAAAGGAAGATTTATAAAAACTTTGTATGGAAGTCAAATGCCTCAAACAAATCCTTATGGAGAAAATAAAAAGGCAAGAAAAACTATAATTGGAGGAGCGTCAAGGGGCAGAGGTAGACCTGTTGGAACTTATGATTCAAGATATGCTCGTTTTGGAGGAGTTTATGGATGGAGAAAATATCAGGCACATCAAATGAGACTGCAAAGATTAGAAGCATTAAGAAGAGCGGCAGTGAATCCTAGACAGCAGCAAATATTAAATCAAATAGAAGCTAGAGACCAAGCACAAAGAATGTCGCCAGAAGCCAAACCTATTCCAAATACATACGGACAAGTTCCTATGAAAGGTTTTATGGATGAAATAAATTTTTCAGCTAACCTCGTTCCATGAATGCTATTAAGAAACTAGAACAGATAGGCAGACTGATTAATTTTGTTGTATATATAGAAAAAAAATCAGGACTTCCAGCCAAATTTAAAATTCCAAGAGTAAAGATAAAATGGCAGAAATGAGTGAAGAACAGATTATGCAAGAGTATGAAAAGGAACTTGCTTTAGCTAAAGCTCAAGGTCAATATTCTTCATCCCCCTATTCTCCTACTATATTTGGTGGAGGACAGAAACCGAATATTGTAGAATGGGAATTGGATTTCAAGCCGGAGCTTGAAGATATAGAAAGATTATTGAGATGCGATATAATCGCAAAAGATAAAGATGGCAACGAATACTGGACAGAGAATCCCGATAAATCAAAAGTATTCTTAAATGAACTGGGAGTTAATGATGTTCTAAGAAAGATTAGACTGCTCGTTAATAAAAATAAAGTTTTGTCCAATTATACTATTGAAGAAATAGAAGTAAGAACAAGAATAATAGGGCACGAATTAAGAATTTTGATTTATAATAATTACGAACAATATGGCATAGACAACGAATATAAAATGCACAACTATCCAATGATAGTTCTTTCTATTATGTCTCTTGTAGAAGATGCTTATAGGAGAGCATTGGCTGGAGAGGCACATAAAGGATTAAATGAACAGAGATTATTAACCCAAAGCGAACCATTGAATCAGCCGCAATATCCTATGATGATGCCGCAATCAAAGAAACCGCATTGGTATAAACCATGGACTTGGGGGGGATAGTATGAAAAACAGGGGGGGCATTATGTTTTTTGTTTTTTTAGGCTTGATACTTTCTGTTTTACTTGTCCCAAATGCGAGGGCAAATGCCTTTACAGAAACAATAAGCAGTGCATATAATTCTATGATAGATTGGATAACAAGTTTTTTTACTGGAATTAAAGTTTTAGAAGATGCACATTTATTAGATGCAAACAAAAATTATGTTTCTGATATTTATAATCAAATAAAATCCCAAGATAATAAATGGGAAACTATACCTGCTGATAATTGGATATGGATGAAGTTTGACCAGAATTTAACTAACTGCGGACATTTATTTATTTATGGAAAAGCAAAAAATAAAACAAAAGTTGAATTATATCAAGAAGGAGAAGAAAAGCCATTTGCTTATTTCTATATGAATGAAGAAAAATTATATGATATAAAACTTAATACAATTAGAGAAGGGAGCAATATTTTATATCTAAAAACTTCTGGAGAAATAAAGGTAGATTATATTTTTGACCCTAATCCTACTTGCTCTGGAACTTATCTTGGACAAGCTGGAACAGGGGCAATTTGCCATACTTGTTCTAACCCATGCAACTGCTATTATCAATGCGATGGCAGTGAAAGTTGCGGTGGTTTAACTGGAATATATCATGAATGCTTCTGGGATGGGGGGCAATGCGTTGGGGGTTCAGAATGTGACGTCCCGGGAGCACAAAATGACAGTTTTGCAGGAATTAATAACCCTCCATATTATTATAATACAACAACAAATATTTCGAGAGGATATTCTTATGTTGGAGAATTAGTTAATGTTTCTGGTTTAGTGAAAGATTTAGAAACAAATGTATCCACGGCTTGGGTTAATTCTTACTCTGAAATTAATTATACTGGAGAGAATAATTTTTCAGGGATTAAAACAGGATATCAGAACTTTGGAAGAAATTATTATGCAGCTCAAACTTTTACCGCTATTTCAGAAGATAATATCTATGGTGCTTGTGTGAATATAACAAGAAATTATGCCCTAACTTCAGCTAATAATCTTACAATATCTATACGACAAATAATTTTAGGGGGGGTATATGGTTCAGATTTAGTAAGTGCAAAAGTATTAAATACTGCGATTAGCAATTCATCTTATAATCTGACTTGTGTTAATTTCACTTCTGTATACAAACCTTCTGCTGGAACAACTTATGGATTAGTTATATCTTCTCCAAGTTCTACCGGAGATTCTGCATATTCAGTTGCTATAGATAATTCTACAGGAACAGATGGAATGTATAAAAGATATTATGCAGGATATACTTATGACTATCCTGCAGAAGATATGCAATACTTTATTATTCTATACGGAACTTTTGATATTGCAACAGATTATTTTACAATAAATGGAAATGATAAATCAGTTTCAAAAGTTATAAGAACTCCATTTGCTGGAATTAATAGTTATGACTTTTGTGCAAATGACACAACAGGATTAGAAAAATGTTATACTTATTATATCAATACTCAAAATGAAACTCCCGCATCTCAAGGGTATACTCCTAATGGGCAGATAATTTCTCTTCCTAATAATACAAAAATAAATGGAGTTAATACTCTTACTTTTAATGTTTATGAAAATTCAAACCAAGTTTGCGAACAGGAATATGCAAATGTATCTACTGCTTGTGGTGGTTTATCTACTGGAAATTATGCAACTACTGGAAGTTGGAATAATGTTAGAAAATTATATGATGGGGAATATTGGACTTATACTTATCCATACATTAATGATTCATCTCTTTTAATCAATTATACAAAACCATCTAATGCTACTAATTTATCAAAGTTATATTATAAGGGAGGATTTACTGAAAAAGAATTAGATATACCTCAAACTTGCTGGGCATATAACGAGACAAAAATTTCTTTTAGAATAACCAGTTCATATTATATATTAATTAAAAATTCAAGTGTTTACTGCTTTAATGGTTCTGGGTGGGTTAATATGTATTTTGCTAATGGAACTTCTGGTTTTTATGGGGTATTCTATGAGGAAAGAATGAACTGGAGAATACCCTCTCCGGACAAAACTATTTTACAAAACATTTCTGTGTGGTTTAAAAACTCTTCAGATACGACTTATAATACTCTTGAAGCATGCAGTTCTGTTGATTTAATTACTCAAGAATGTGAATTAGATATAAGGAATACAACCAAATTTACTGAAAATGTTTCTTATAATTTTCAATTAAGGGCTTGTGATATTTACGGCATTTGCAATAATTCAATTGATGTAAAAACATATAGAGTTGATAATGGTGCTCCATCAATAAAGAATTTAAAAATAATTTATTCGAATAATGCAACATCTGCCAAGGCAGGAGCAGTAATTAATTTTTATATAAATGCTTCAGACAATTCTACATTAATTAATAACAGCTGGATTAATACTGGCGAGATTAATGGAAGTTCATTTAATTTGAATAATATATCTGGAACAAATAGAGTTGGAGAATGGAGCTACTGGAATGCTGCTGTAACAGTAAATTACACGGAAAATCAAATTCCTGCGATTATACCTTTTTATTTTAATGATAGTGCTTCCCCACAAAACGAAAGAGATAGCGGATTTGCAGTGTATATAGACAATTCATTTCCAAATTATTCAAATCAAATAATAAATCCATCCGTAATATATAATAATGATATAGTTTCATTTAAAATAGATGTTACTGATAATTATAGACTGAAAAAGGCAACATTAAATTTATATTACGCAAATTGGACAAGACCACCTAATTTAATCAACGCCTCAAAAAATAATGGTGGATTTGAAACAGCGGGAGCGGGGGGGGCAGATGTATTTGCTAATTGGGGGGAACAAGCTGGAAATGGGAAAATTGTTAGAGATACTGTTGATTACTACGAAGGGAGTGCGTCAGTAAGATTTGATACAAATACCACTAACCAATATATGTATCAAGATGTCTTGCCTGCATCTCCAAATAATTACAAAAGATACAGATATAGTTTTGCTGCAAAAACAAATACAACAAATGCGTATGTAAGAGTTTATTCTGGTACAGAATATACAAGACATAATTTATCAAGTAATTGGCAGAATTTTAGCGGAGAATTTTCTAATGCTTATACCAGATTATATCTTGACCCCGAAACAGTTATAAATGTTACTCTTTGGATTGATAATTTTGAGATAGAAGAAGCATTTATTAGCAATATAACTTTAAATGGAACAAGTGCGACCGCAACCCGTTCAATGAGATTGAAGACGGCAAATTATACTTTTAACTTTACTTTGTATGATGATGCAGGAAATACAATACAATCAGCAAGGCAAAACTTTTCTGTTTTAGGAAATGAAAATCCAATTAATATAAGTCTAATCAGTCCTGCAAATAGTGCCATAATGAAAAATCCTATAAATTTTTCATTTAATATAACGGGAGATAATGCAACAATATGTGAAGTTAATTATGATGGAAATATTTTAGGAAATATAACAAATGTTGCAGCAAATCAATTAAAAAGCTTATCAATTAATTCAAGTGAAAATTATGGAGATTGGTGGATAACTTGCGATAACGCAGATGGAAAAACTTATACAAGCAATACCTATAATCTTACTATCGATTTAACAAATCCAAATGTGTCTTATTTTAATCCTGCAAATAATATATATATAAATTCAAGTTTATATAATTTTACAGCCAACATAACAGATAATCAAGAAGTAAATAATGCAACCATAAGCATTTATAACTCATCAGGAAGCTTATTTAATAAAACAACAACCATGATTCTTGCTCCAATTTATTTTATTGGGACATTAATAGGAAATTTTATAGATGGGATATATACCTATTTTTGGGAAATTTATGATACTGCTGGAAATTATTTTCGTGGAGAGAATTATACGCTTACAGTAGATACAACTTATTCAAATATTAATTTTGTTTCTCCAACTCCAGATTCAGGAACTTTAACAGTAAATAGAAGTTTTATAATTAACATTTCTATAAATGAACTTAATTTAGCTAATCTAACTTATAACTGGAATGGAACTAATTATCCTGTTTATGACAATTCTCTTTTATTGATGTATAATCTTGACAATAAAAGTTCGCTTGGAGAGAGCAGTACAGAAGTTTTTGATTTATCTCAATATGGAAATAATGGAACAGCTAATGCAGTTTGGACTTCTTCTGGAAAATATGGCGGGGCTTTCCAGTTTAATGCAACAGCTGGGCAGGGAATAGTTGTAAATACAAATAATGATTCATTTAATATAAATGACTCAACAACCGCTTCTTTAACTATAACTGCTTGGGTAAAACATTTAACTACTCCTTCTGAAAAGAATATTGTGTCAAAGGCACCGGGAGGAATTGGAAACAATAAGGGATGGTTATTCTATTTTTCTGGGTCGAGCTTTGGTGTTACATATAATAATGGTTCTGCTTCTGGGCAGTGGGTAGGGTCAGCAGCTGTTACAGCAGACACTTGGACACATTTGTCTGCAGTTTTTAATTCAACAGGCATTGCCCTTTATATAAACGGAGTCCTTAAAAATAATCATGTATATAATAGAACAGGAAGCTTTGCCAATTCAAATGCTGTGACAATTGGGAAGCGTGGTTCTACCACAGGAACTTTCAATGGCACTATAGATGAAGTAAGAATTTGGAATAGAAGCTTAAGTGCAGACGAGGTAAACCAGATGTATAATAGAAACTTGCAGAAATACAACTCAACTCAATGGTATTTGTATGTTAATCAAAGCAAAAATTCCACAATGGGGCTTACAACTGGAAATTATACTTATCAGGCTTTCACAACTGACTTGGCAGGAAATATAAACCAGACAGAACAGAGAAGCTATGAAGTAGATATATCCCCTCCAAATTGTACATTATTAAGCAAAACACCAAGTGATATTTTAGATAATTCCACCGGAATTTTATCAATAATTCTTAATTGCACAGATAGAGCAGGAATTAATATAACCAAAATAGGCGACCATTATCCATTTTTCATCACAAGAAGTGTAGATGTTTTTATTAGTTCAGCAGGGATACCTAATTATTGGAGTACAAGATATCCTAATAACTCTTTAGCTGTAACTGGTAATTTAACTCCGCTTTATAAAATATGGAGGGCATTAGGAAGAAATGAAGGATACTGGTATGAAAACTTGACTGAGTCGGGATTATCTGATTGTTCTGGATTATCTCCTTGTTATGCTCCATTAAATGATACATTTTCTTATGCTATAGAAGATGGAAATTATGGGCATTTTACAGTAACTGCAGTAGATTCAACTAATACAAGTGTAATAATTAATTATACTCATCCAGCTGTAGATATATCTGCTTTCAGGCAGTCAGTTTATTTATCTTATGAGAACATGGTTAATGAAGCAAAGAAAAACTTTACTATAAGAAATAATGCTTGGGTTTTAACAAAAAGATTTGATGCAGAAGCTTATGGGAATACATCTAATTATACAATGAATAGCTTTAGAAATTTTGGAATGGAGGATACACCAACAAAAACTTTAAGAATTTATTACTGCAATAGCTCAATAGAAAATTCCTCTGGAGGAATACCAAATGGATTTACAGCAATATCTAATTCAAATTGCAATTTAATTAATTCATTGACCTCAACTGAAATAAATAATAGAGTTTTTACAGATATAAATTCTAGTTATTCAAAAAGTGCTTATGGAATTATTAACGGAAAGTTTGCAGGAATAACTGCGACAAGAGAATTTTATATTATGTATGAAAGCCCAGAAACTGGAGCAAATAAAGGATATAATATAAGATATGTTAATGGTTCTACTAATACTGACATAGGATTTAATGAAACAAGAACTGCTTGGACTTCTACTAATCAGGGCGGGGTTTGGGCTCAAACAAGCTGGACACCAGATGTATTTACTACCCAAACAAGAGCAGTAAATGACCAATTCCAATCTGGATATTATATAACAGATATGCTTGGAAATACGGGCTGGAACTTTACCTTAATTCAAGATGACATAGCATCAACTAATCATCCAATATCTTATCCATTAATTTTAGAATATAATGGAACTCTAAATCAAAATGATACTAACCTAAATTTAACACAAAAAGGAACAATACAAATTAAAGTAGGATGTGCAATAGACCCAGATAGTATAGGAAATGTAACTCATAATTTAACATTAAGAAACGAAGATGGAACTTATAATTATACAGTAAATGGTTCATTTAGATGCCCTAATGATTTAAATGTTTGGATTTCATTTGATACTTCAGCCGCTGCATCCGGCAGGTATAGAATGAATATAACTGCAATATCTGGAGATAATTCGGCAGACATAAAATCAAGATTAACTGATAAAAATTTTACTATAGATAATAGCCCCCCATATTTTACTGCGATACCAAATAATTCATCTTTAATTTATGGCAAGGATGGTTTATCTGCGGCTTTTAATGCTTCCGATACTCTTAATCCTCCAGTAACTTATAGCATAAACTGGACTGAAAAATTCCAGATTGATAGTTTGGGTGTTTTAACCAATACTACGACTTTATCTGGAGGAGAATATTTAATTAAAGTAATGGTTAATGACAGCATAAATAATCAGAATAGCACTATTTATAAGGTCATAGTCAATCAAACATCAATGAATTTATCAATATCAGGAACAACTCCAATTAACTATGGAACAACTACTGATGTAGTTGGTTCTAATTGTCCTTCTCAATTAACATGTACTTTATCTCCGTCTAATGGAGTTTATGGTGCTGGAACAAAAACATTTAATTATTCAACTATTGGAAACGAAAATTATAGTTCAAGTTCTATTACAAAGAATATTTTGATAAATAAAATTGCAAGTTCAATCTATTTATATTTGGATGGATTAAGACAAAGCAAAACAATACACGCCTATTCAACTTTAAATTCTACGGCAGTTATAAATACAGGAAATAACATAGATATAGAATTATATGTAGCTGGAACAGGATATATCGGGGCTTCTCCATTAGAAAATCTTTCTAAGTTTTCTACAGCCGGATTGTATAATATAACTGCTATTTATCCTTCAAGTGAAAATTACACTTCTAGTTTTGAAAGGCAGTATGTAACTGTTATAAGCAACGAATCTCAAAGTAAATGCAATATAACAAGCGGGACTTATACAAATCAGCATGGTTCTGAAAAGATGTATAATAAATTATGCAATTCGATAGATTTTGGAGTAGTTTATACAATTAAAAGAGGTTCTGATATTTCAATTAATATCCCAATAATTGAGAATGATAATAAGAAAATGGTTGGGGGATATTGTGAAATCAGTTTAGACTATCCTAATGGAACCGCATTTATAGTTAATCAACCAATGAATGTATTTGATGGTTATGCAAGTTATTCCTTTGAGATGATAGATTCCTCTGGTGAATTAAGGGGTGATATATATTGTAATAATGGAAAAGATACTGGAATAAGTTTATTTGGAATAGAATCTACTGCAACTGGCTCTGGGTTTTCTACAGCTAAAGCTGTAATTTATATAGTTATTTTAATTGTATCAATATTGATTTTTGGAGGATTTCTGGTCATAGGATTTTCTGTTCCATATAAAAACAAAACAGATGAGATGACTGGATATGTTATTGCATTAAGCAATCTGAAATATGTAAAAATAGGGGCTTTTGCATTTGCATATCTTGCTGCTATGTTTATATCATATTTCTCTTGGATGATTTGCTTTGCATATTTAGACATGGAATTTGTTTCAAATATGTTTAGATTTATGTTTTATGGGTTTGGAGCAGCTTTAGTTCCATTATTTATTTTGGGGGTTTATGTAGTAATCGCAAACATAGTCAGGGATAGTAAAATTGCAGACCTTTTGAGCAGGGGGATAAGAACAAAATGACAAGTAAATCAAATCAAAAATCAGGAGTATCATTCTGGATGTTTAAAGCTCCGGTAGCATTAAAACAAGTATTAGATAATGTTAGAAGGGAAAGAATTAAGAGAGGGAAAGATTTAGAAATGAAAAGTTATAGAAGGCTTGGACTTGCTATAGCTAGGCATAATAATCTTATTAGGGATTTAATGAATGCAGATATGAAGGAGGAAATGAAAAATGAGCAGTAAAGCACAATTCACACTATTCCACTTTATAATATTTTCTTTCTTAGCTGTGATTTTCTTTGCTGGATTAATTTACATTATGGGTCAGTTAAATAGTGTATTTAATCAAATTGGATTAGCCAATGAAGTCAATGCAGGGCAATCAGGATATGTAAATATGAGCCAAGCATCCCAGCAAATTTGGGGAAACGCATATCAATCTATACAAGCATTAAGAATGGTTGCGATAGTATATATTTTATCTCTTGCAGTGATAACTATAATAATCGGAGCATTTGAAAGGAAATATCCTTTCTTGTTTATAGTCTATATTTTAATAACCGTATTGGCAATAATCTTTGCACCGCAGATTTCAAATGCTTATGAGAAGATACTTGAAACAAACATATTTGGCGGAGAATTGGCAAATTTCTCAACCGCTAATTATTTATTGCTTAATCTTCCAACTATTGTCATGTTTATTGGGATACTTGGAACGATATTTTTATTAATAAATTTAATCAGAACAGCGGGAGAACAATCAATATGAAGCATAAAATAAGCTATTATAATCGATTTATAGCCATCTTTTTTATCTGTATGATGTTTTATATGAGTTTTGTTTTAGCTTTGCCGAAGGAAATAGCAAGATGGACTTTCGATAATAATTCCACAAATTCAACTATTACGGCTTATGGAATTAATGCAACAACTATTGGAACAGTGGGATTCAATGAAGGTGCATTAAATTCTACCCGTGGTAATTTAAATCTAACACAAGGAAAAGGAGCATTGTTTATGACTGGCAGTAATTCAGTATGTGCAAGGGTAAAGACAACAAATCACAGCCTTGCGGGTATATTTGAGTATCAATGGATTTATGAATTTAGAATTAATGGCGGTATGCTGACTTTCTCTGCTTCAGACAGCCCATCAACAAATGTTTATTCAAATACAAATCAATCAACGGGAACTTGGCAGCACTTTTGTGTTGTAAGATACGCAGGAAGTAATTATACAATGTATATAAATGGAACTTATAGAAATAGTTCAACAGATGCTATAGGAAAAGAATATTCAAATGAAATAGTTATAGGAGCAAATTATGTTCATGCAGCTCAATTTGGGGGTTTAATTGATAATATAAGAGTGTTTAATGGCTCTTTAAGTGAGTCGGAAGTTATTGATGTTTATAATAATATATTTCCAGTAGAGGTTAGTTTATCATCCCCCGCTAATAATGGTTATCTAATTAACTTTCCATATAGACTAAACGCATCTATTCAGAGCCAGAACGAAACTTTAATTAATTCTAGTTTCTATGTTTATTATTCGAACGGTTCTCTCCAAAAAATTTATAACAATACAATCACTGGAAGCTTGAATACTTCTTCAATGATGATAGACAACCTTACTTTAGGCAGTTATATTTGGAATGTTCATGCTTGTGATGCTTTGGGGTGTGCATGGTCTCCTATTAATTATACTTTTACTTCGGGGTATGCAATTAATTCTATAAATTATAATTCTACTTCAAATTCAGGTTCGTTAGAATCAATAGGAATAAATTTAACATATTCATCTATTTATACGGGAATAAATGTTATTTTAAATTATAATGGGACAAATTATACTATGTCCGCCTTAGATACAGGAATGACTAAAAATTATTTATACAGTATAACTACTCCTTCTGTTTCTGCACAGACTAATACCCCATTCTTTTTTAAAATTATATTAACTAATTCCAATGGAACTTCAGTAATTACTACTAGTTCATATAATCAAACTGTGAGCCCTCTTCTAATTGATAATTGCGGTTCATATACTAAAGTATTGCTGAATATGAGCATTTTAGATGAAGAATCTTTGCTTCCATTGAATGGAACAATTATTCTTACTGCAAATATTTATACATCTGGAACAAATACTCTTATAACCTCATATAATAGTTCATTCAATTATATATACCCCACTCCTGCGAGGATTTGCTTGTCAAATATTTCCACAACTTATGATATGGATTACCAGATTCAATTTTGGTCTAATTCATCTTACTTTAAGAAATATAAAACTATCCAAAATATGCAGATAACAAATTCAACTTTGCCGCAGAATATAATATTGTACGATTTGCAGCAGTCATCGGGATATTCTTTCAGTGTGATAGTTGTAGGCAATTTATATTCTACAAATGGCAATGCAGATTTATTAGTTGATGTTCAAAAGAAATATATCTCTCAAAATAAATTTATTTCCATAGAAAGTTCAGAGACAAGTTCAGACGGGATAGCAATAGCTCATTTAATTCCAAATTCAGAAATATATAACTTTGTTGTAAGTTATGCTGGAGTTACTTTAGGTACATTTAATAATTATCAGGTTCAATGCCAAAATGTTGTGACCAGTTCATGTGCTATTACTTTAAATCTTGCCCAATCAACTGCTCAACTCCCAGATTTTTATAACTATGGAAATATAAGCCAAGTCCTTCAACTTGTAAATAATACCTTGTATCATACATTCAGTTCCACCGACGGAATAACACATACTATAAGAAGCTGGGTTATAAAAAATGATGGATATTCAAATACAACAATATGCAACAATACTGCTGTTGGAACATCTGGAACAATAGCATGTGATATCCCGGTGGTGTATCAAGACAGTGATTTTTGGGTGAGGACTTATGTAGATGGAAATTACATCAGCTCAAATTTCTTTTCTCAAGGAACAAATCATAATTGGTATGGAGCAGATATAATTATAGAGATATTAATGTTTAGCTGTCTTACTTTATTACTAGTTTATCACCCTATAACTATAACCTTGGGGGCAGTCTTAGGGATGACCTTTTCTGTTCTTTTATTATTTGCAGGTCAAGGAAATTTTGGCTCTATATTTGGAGCTGTCTTATTTTATATTATTGGAGGTATTGTTGTAATATGGCAAATATCAAGAAGACAATTATGAATAAAAAGGCAAGAGCATTTGTCCAAATAGTATTGGGAATAATAGTCATTACTTTCTTTGCTATGACTTTAGTGGCATTTCCTCTTAGATTTATAGGGGAAACAAATCCAAATTCTGAAATAATCACCGAAGGAAGTTTATCCAACAGCTATTATTCAATGAACAGCTCACTTAAAAATTTAGAAAATATGAAAGATAATATTCAAGCTCAACTTTCTGGTGCTAAGGTAACCCCCGCAGATTATATATTCCTTATTTTTCAAGGAGCTTTTGAAATACCAAAAACAATGTTTTCCTTTGTAGTTTCTGGAGTAGTAAGCATATCAGAATTATTTACTGGAGGATTAGTAGCAGATTCTGGAATCAGCATGGTAATAACTACAGGAGTATCTATTTTATTTGCGGGGATAATTATAATAATAGTCATTGCGGTTATAAAATTTATAAGGGGGAATGATGCTGAAAGATGACATATCCTGAATTAAATTCGACATTAGTATCAAACAACTTAGCAGAGATTCTCGTCTATGCTAATACAGTAACTCACCAATGGTTTGGTATAACTTTAGTTATCTCTTTTTTTATAACTATATTATTAGCTTCATCATTTATGCAGTTTAGATATTCTGGAAGAATAAAACCCGAAACAAGTTTTCTTGCAAGTTCATTTGCTACTTTGGGATTTGCCGTAATATTAGAGCAATATTCTGGAATCTTGAATACAACTTATTTTTTTATATTGATAGCAATAACTATTTTATGCTTCATTTGGGTAGTATTCAGTTCTGATTAAAAGATAACTTAGTTTACGAAGTTTACAAACAATTTAAATACTTTTCAGCAGTGATATTTTTAGGTTTAGCAGGAAGTAGTCTAATAGCTGAACCGCTATTTCTTGCTAAATTAACTTAACACAATTTGAAAGGAGGTTTTACCTCAAAAAAACTATGGATTACACAAAATTAATGTCTAAATTCAAGATGAATAGAAAGGGAGTTTTTGGATTGTCCGCAATCCAGTCTTTCTTTGTAGCTATCTTGGGTATAGGATTACTTGCTTATGTAATTGTCATAATTATGGGTTCTTTGCAAAGTGCAAATATTGTCACCAGCGGCTCATTAGCCTCTAACCAGACAAATTACATTTTGACAAATGTATCCTCTGGAGTTACAGGGTTCTTTAGCTCTATAAATCCAGTTTATGCTATACTGGCAGTATTAGTTATAATCTTAGTACTAGTTGTTCTTGTAAGAGTTGTTCAGTCACCTGCTGGAAACTCTAGTGTTCAACTATAAGGTTGTAATTAGTAGATAACGGAGGCGTGGTTTCCTCCTCTGTAACTCATTGGAAACCATTTATCATTATACTTTGTTTAAAAATGGCTTTGCAGGTAGCCTAGAATACCTGCTTTAAAATCATTGCAAAAATGCCAATCAAATTAGAAAAAAAATTAATGAAAGAAACAAGAATTAAGTTTCACTCAGTAAAATCTCCAAGAGCCAGAACTTATATTTTTAGAACTCTGCGAAAAACAGGAGGGAAACCTAGAAGAAGATGAAAAAGTTTAACGACGATATATTAAAACCGGATGAGTATAATCTTATTAAAAAAAAGAAAAAAGCAAAAAAACACGGAAAGAAAAAGAAAAGATGAAATGCAAATTTGGAAGAGAATTAAGGATGGGCATGAAGATTGAGAGAAAACATGCTCATTTATTTCCTAAAAATGTCAGGAAGGAAATAGTTAAAAGAATTGTTTTAGACCATATCAAAGAAAATCCTTGTTATTATTCAAAGGGATTAATTCCTATGGAAAGAAAATTGAAAGGGGGTTTTTATGGGAAAAGAATTATTAAATGATAAAAGGGGAGTTTTTGGGCTGAGTGCGATTCAACTATTCTTTGTAGCTATCTTGAGTATAGGATTACTTGCTTATGTAATTGTTATAATTATGGGTTCTTTGAGTGGAACTACAATTCTCAGCAAAAGTTCTACTACCGTAGCAAATGAAACTTATACAGCAAGTGTTCCTGCTTGGATTAACTCTACAGGTTACACTTTAAGTAAAGCTTCAACCCAAGGATTCTCGGCAACAAGCTTATTGGTAATTAATGCCACCGATGGGACTACAGTTCCGACAGCAAACTATACTTACACCTCTGCGGGAGTTGTTACAAATACAACACCTAAAGTTTATAGTGTTGTAAATATTACTTATACTTACAACTATAATACTCAACACCAAAATAATTTAGAGGGAGTTCTAACCAATACTTCGAGTGGAGTTACAGGGTTCTTTAGCTCTATAAATCCAGTTTATGCTATACTGGCAGTATTAGTTATAATCTTAGTACTAGTTGTTCTTGTAAGAGTTGTTCAGTCACCTGAAAGAACTCAATCTGCACCACAGCTATAATGGAAGTTATTTGGCACTTTCTAACTCAGCCAAATCGTTAGTGGATTTTTCGTTAAAATCCATTTTTTATTTTTACTATTTTTAAGTTGTTATAAAAATATATAAAGAAAAGAATTTTAAAATTAAGATGAAATTAAATGAACAAACGAAAGAATATGAAAGTAAAGATAATAACTAACTCCGGTTATAAGTATTTTGGTGAGAAGATTTCTGAAAATACAATATTTATAGAAATTATTGATGAAAAAGAAGGAAAGATAAAAGTTCCATTAGTAAATATTTCTTTTATGAAAGAGGTAAAAGATGGAAACTGACCAAATTGAATTAATGAAATGCAGAAATTGTAAATTTTGCAGTATTCCTAAATGCCCTGAACTAGAACATGCTGTATTTAGATGTTCAAAAGAAATTTCAGATGATAGAAGTATTGTTCAGCTAGAATCCTCTTGTTTTAATGGATTGTTTGAAAAATTAGAGAATAGTGAAATAAAAGAAGTATATTATGAAATAATTAATATATTAAAAGAATTTATTGAAACAAGCGAGGAAAATTACCAATTCATTGCTTTATGGATATTGGGAACTCATTTTCACGATTACTTTCAAACTTACCCCTATCTTTTCATAAATGCAATGAAAGGTTCGGGGAAAAGTCGATTACTAAAATTAATCAAAACTTTATCTTGGCATGGAGATATGTTAGCTTCTTTGTCTGAAGCAGTCTTGTTTAGAACTTCTGGAACTTTATGTATTGATGAATTTGAGGAAATAGGCGGTAAAGATAAGAATAGTTTAAGAGAATTACTTAATACGGCATATAAAAGGGGTGGAAAGGTAAAAAGGATGAAAAAGAGGCATACTGTTGTAGGAGATGAACAAGTAGTTGAAGAATTTTCTACTTTTAGACCTATTGCTATTGCTAATATTTGGGGGATGGAAGAAGTATTGGGGGATAGATGCCTTAACATTGTTTTAGAGAAGTCTTCCAATTCTACCATTACTCGAAAGATAGAAAACTTTGAAAATAACCCCAAAATAGCAAAAATCATAGAAAAAATAGCCAAAATCCAAATTCAGTGTCGTTTGTGTCGTGTCGTTACGCAAAAAAACATATATGAGGAGTGGAATAACTATTTAAATATAACGACACTAACAACACATACTACACTAACTACACTTACTACATTTACTACACAAACGACACAAAACGACACTAATATCACCTTTTTTGATAAAATTATAAAAACTGATTTAGATGGAAGAAATTTAGAACTACTATTTCCACTTTTTTTAATTGCAGAAGAAATAGGAGTTATAGATATAATTATTTCTATTGGAGTTAAGATTTCACATGATAAAAAAGAAGAAGATATAAATGAAAGCAGTGATGTATTAGTTTATAGGCTTGTTTCTAATCAGACTACAAAAGATTGGATTAAAGTATCTGATTTAGTTAATTCTTTATCTTGGGAAATGAAAAATGAGGAAACAGATAAATGGCTTAATGCAAAATGGATGGGAAAGTGTCTTAAAAGGTTAAATTTACTAATCGATAAAAAAAGATTAAGTGATGGTAGAGTGGTAAAATTAAATATAGAAAAAGCAAAGGAGAAATTAAAAATCTTTGAAAGATGACAACTAAATCTTCTTCAATCTGCCCCTTTTTTCAAAAAGGAGATTGTGTTCACCTTAATCCAGATTCTCTCGGAAAAAAAGATAAAAGGGTATGTATTTATAATAATCAATTAAAATGTCCAGAATTTCTTAAATGGAAGAATAAACAAACCAAATGGGATTTTGATAACTATTGGGTTTTAAGAGAAGTTAAAAAACTTGAGGAAGAAGAGTATGATTCACAGAACTAAACTTGTAGTAATTCCCAAAAGGATTAAACAATCTGAGGTCTATATTTTCTCTTTAGTGGAGAGCTCACCTCTTTTTTTTGGCAGACGACCTAATGTTTTCAGATGTCGTAGGAAGGATGACGCCAAGTTCTGTGAAAAAGTGTTACCCCTAAATAATAATTATAAATATTTAAATACTTTAATATTATAATATTATAATGAAAACAATAACAATAACAGAAAAGCTTTGGGATTATCTTTGGAATACAAAAAGGGATAATCAAATGAAATCCCTTGAAGAAGCTATATGGAGTTATATTGCTTATGAAACTAAAGAAGAGGAGCAGGAAAAATGAATTTGGTTCAATACGAGAATTACTTAAAAGATATGGGAATATCTCAAATTATTGTAAATGAGGAAATCTGTGCTTATAAAGTTCAGAAAAGCTTTATAGAAGATTTTGGAGAGAGGATATGAATCATAAAACTTGCCCATATAAAAAAAATGAAAATTGCAAACTTACAAAAGAGCAATGTACCTTGCCATCAAGATTATATAAAATCTGTTCAGAATATCAAGAAAAAGAGGAACTAAAAAATGAATGAAAGTTATGCAAAATCTGCAGCATCAAGTATACCATGAAAACCCACATAATCTATAAAGGCAAAGCCAAAGACTGCCAGAAATACCTTGAGTTATTAGAATGCAGGTTTTATGGGTATAAGTTGGAAGATGTAATTAAAATTATAAATAACCACAAGGAGGAAAGACATGGTAACACTAAATGATTTTGCAAAAGCATATACACCAGAAGCAACTAAAAACATATCTGATTTGAAAGAAGTTGATGTTAGTCTTGAGCTTCAGAATAGAGAAGCACAGGACAAAGATGGCAACACTTTTAAATATAAAGTAATTGTTGTTAATGGTGAAGAATACAGAGTTCCAAATTCAGTTATTGGAAGCTTGAAAGCTATACTTGAAAAGAAACCAACTTTAAAGAAGTTCAGTGTAGCAAGACAAGGCAAAACAAAAGAAGATACCAAATATACGGTCATACCTTTGGATTAAGTTCGTATAAGCTGGATTAAGAGAAGTTTAATTTCAATTTAGCATTAACAGGAAAATTTTGCTCCTGTTTCATACTCTTCCATTAAAAACCTCATTTAGGGGGGATTAAGGGTGGAAGAGGGGTCAAATACCTACCCTATATTACCTTAATCCCCCCGCTATTACTTAAAAATATGGAAACAATAAACAAACAAATTGTAGAATTGGAGAAAAAGATAGATTTAATAAAAAAATTCTGGGAGAAATATCTTGAATCTGATATTTTAGAACAACGAAGACAACTTGGAGAATTGGGCTTGGTGGATGATTTAGCCCAAGAAGGATTTCCAGACTGGAAAGATATGACAAAAGAAAAACAAATTGGGCTTCGCAAGCGTATTCTTGTAACAATATTACATGGATACTTAGATGATATGAGAAGCACTATTAAAGAAGCTATTATTGAAGATGCTTTTGAGAAGTTGAAAAAAAGAATTAGTATACAAGGTAATCTATCTCATAGGATTGTAGAAATAAATGGAGAATATAAACATCTTCATGATTATGTTCTTAATGAAATTGTAATAGATATTATCAATGAAATAAAATCAGAGGTAATAGGAAAATGAAGTTAACTGATTCTCAGCTATATAACTATGGGATAATTGGACAAGAATTAATAAAAGTTATAAAAAGAGCAGAAATGTTTGATAAACTTGTCATAAATGATATAAAATCTCATTTGATGAATAATCTAAACAAAAACAAGCGGGTAGATTAGCATGAAAACTAAAGAAGAAATTTTAAGGATGAATAAAAAAGAATTATTTGCTTATAAATGGAATGACGATTTTGATGAAGAAGATGATTGTTCTGATTGTTATAATTGTTCAAATTGTGCTCATTGCCATAATTGTAATGATTGTTCTGATTGTTTTAATTGTTCAAATTGTGATGGTTGTTTTGATTGTGATGGTTGTTTTTATTGTTTTAATTGTTATTGCTGTAGAAATCTAAGAAGAGAAAGTTATTGTATCTGCAATATTAAATTAACTAGAGAAGAATATGAGAGGAAAATGGAGGAGTTGAAAAATGATAGAGAAGATAAAGAATTAGGATTGAAGATCGCAACGAGTAGAGCAGAGCAGATATGGGGCAATGTCCTGAAAGAAGCAGAGCAGTTAATCATGCAATCTAAGGACAATATTGTTATCCAAGAAGCTCTTGAGAAGTTAGCTAGGGATAAACTTAAAGAATTGGAGAATGAAAACAAGCGGGTAGATTAGCATGAAAACTAAAGAAGAAATCTTGAAGATGAGCAAGCAAGAGTTATTTAATTATAAATGGACTGATGATTTAGCTCCAAAAAATTACTGCTCTAATTGCTTCAATTGCTCTGATTGCTTCAATTGCTCTGATTGCTCTTATTGCACTGATTGCTTCAATTGCTCTGATTGCTCTGATTGCTCTTATTGCTTTTATTGCTCTGATTGCTCTTATTGCTCTTATTGCTTCAATTGCTCTAATTGCTCTTATTGCAGGAACTTACACAATAAAAAAACAGGTTATTATATCTGCAATATAGAAGTAACTAAAGAAGAATACGAGAAGAAAATGGAGGAACTAAAAAATGATAGAAGATAAAGAATTAGAACAAGCTTTTGATGAATTGGAAAAAGAAATAATCGATAAAATAAAAGCAGAGGCAATGGGATAATGAAATTAACTGAAAAAAAGAAAAAATTGCTTAGAGAATTTGTTGATTTTAAATGTGAAAATTGCCATAAACACGAAACTATAACTGGAACTTTATGGATTCATCACATTAATAGAAAATGCCATGGAGGATCAGATAATTTTAGAAATCTAAAGGTAATATGTTCAGCATGTTCTAAATTAATTCATTATAAAGAATGGAAATAATAATTAAAGCAATCATTATGCATAAAAAACCAGAAATAATGTCAATTAGAGTTAATGAATTAAACTGGAAAAAAATATTTTTAAAATTAGAATTCGAAAAAAGAAAAATCATAAACCAATTAAAAAGATATGAAAAGCAAGGATTAATTAAATCAATATTTATTCCAAAAAATAAAAAAATACAATCAAAGTTAAATCAATTAATAGAATGTAAAAGAATTATCACTAAATCGTTACAACAAATAGATAGTGTATTTAATTAATTAATCAAAAGATTTATATATATACTTTTATTAAAACTTAAATGAGATTAAAATTAAGAAAGGTGATGTCTTGTAAAAAACAAATAGTATATGGTTTAACAGTACCAAATGAGATAGCTATTTTTTTTAAAGGAATTGAATTTGATGTTGAAAAATCAGGATGTTCTATTATATATACTTCTGGAGGAAATTCGATAATTACAACAAAAGAATTAAAAGATTATAAATTTGAAGACGCAAAAATATGAAAAAGATAATAACAGTTTTATCAGATGCTCCATTCATCCCAACAGGATATAGAAATCAAGCAATACAACTTATTCAACACCTTGAAAATGACGGGCATGAGATTCATTATCTGGCAAATGCATATATTGGAGCAACAATGAATGGTATAGAACTAACAGATGGAACAAAAATAAAAGCAAAAATATACGGAAGTGCATACGGACAAGATTATTTTAGAAATCAATTAAGCCAGCATTTGAAAGAAACAAAGAGTGATATATTAATTATTTTGCTCGATACATTCATGCTTTATCCATGGTTATTAGAATTAGATTTAAGCCCAGCAAAAACTTATTTTTGGTTCCCATCAGATGGTGGTGGTGGAATGCCAAAAGGATGTGAAAACATACTAAAAAAAGTAGATTGTCCTGTCGCGATGTCCAAATTTGGACAAAAACAGGTATTTGATTATTATCAGATAAAGGCAGATTATATACCTCACGGAATAGATAAAAAAAGATTTTTTAGGTTACCTGATAAGGAAAGAAATGAATTAAGAGCAAGATGGGGATTTAATGATAAATTTGTGATTGGAGTAGTTGCAAGAAATCAACCAAGAAAATTTCTTGATAGAACATTCAAAATAATGAGAATAATAAAAGAAAAAATACCCCATGCTGTTCTATTTCTTCATTTGGACCCCAATGATGCCGCACAATCATTTAATATGGCTAGTGTAATTCAAAAATACGGACTTGAAAATAGAGTAATATTCTCTGGAATGCAAGCACATAAAGGATTTGATTGGAATAAAATGAATGAAATATATAATTTAATGGACGTTTTTCTATTGACAACAAGCGGGGAAGGATTTGGAATACCCATAATAGAAGCAATGAGTTGTGAAGTTCCAGTGCTTATGACAGATTATACAACTTGCCAGGAATTAGTGAAAGATAATCAATCTGGAATAGGAATAGACTTAAGTGGGGTAGAAACAATTAATTGGAATGATATAAACTTGCAAGAAGCAGACATAAAATCTATTAATGGAACTATTATGGGAAGTTGGGAAGTTGAAAGAGGATGTTGTTCTATCACTGATGGAGCAGAAAAAATTATAAAACTTTACTTAAATCAAAATACAATAAAAGAATTAGGTAAAAATGGAAGAATTGCAGTTGAAAGAGAATATGATTTTGGAAAAGTATATGAAAAATGGAAAAAAACATTATTTATTTAATTAACCCAAGTGAAGAAGGAATACTTGAGCATGCAGGAGATAGAGTACCTATAGGGTTAATTAGTATAGCAGGAAATTTAAGGAAACACGGATTCAAGCCAAAAGTTTTTGATTTAAACCATCAAGGTAGAGAAGAAGTAATACAGCAAGCATATCGTGAAAGACCACGAGCTATAGGGATATCTGCTTATACAAGTTGTATGTATGATCGTGCTGTTGACTTAGCAGAAAACTTAGAAGAAACTGAAGCAAGACTTATAGCTGGGGGATATCATGCAACATTCATGCCAGAAACATTGACAGATTATTTTGATGCAGTAGTCCAAGGAGAAGGAGAAGATGCAATGATTGAAGCATTAGACCAGGACGGGATTATTAAGGCAAGTAGAGTTAATCTTGCAACAATACCACCATTAGATTTTAGATTTATTGACTTAAGAAAATATGGGATAGGAAAAAAACAAGCAACAATGATAACAAGTAGAGGATGTCCATATTCATGTTCATTTTGTGGAAATATGGAACATCAAGTCAGATATAATACTCTTGATGACATATTTAATCAATTTGAGCAAATAGATAGGGCAGGATTTGAATCAGTTTATTTTCTTGATGATGTATTCACAATGAATATGGAAAGAATGAGATCAGTTTTAAGTGGATTAAATATGCCATTTAGAGTAACAACAAGAGCTAATTTACTTAATCCTGCAAAATTGGATGAATTAGCAGATTCTGGATGCGAATGGTTAAGCATGGGGATAGAATCAGGAAACGATGACATTTTATTAAATTCAAGAAAAGGAATGACAACATTAGATAATTATATTGCAGTTAGGGAAGCATATAGAAGAGGAATAAAGACCAAGGGATTTTTCATAATTGGACTGCCAGGAGAGACAGAACAAACTGCAATGCAAACCATAGATTTCTCAAAAAGGTTAAGAGATGTTGGACTTACAACAGCAGATTTCTATTATTTAATGCCATTCCCTGGTACACCAATATTCAGAAATCCAGAAAGATTTGGATTAAAAATTGTAGATAATAATTGGAGAAATTATCTTCAAGCAGGGAAGAATGCCAAACCTGTTGTAGAAACAGAAAAATTAAAATTAAGCAAAATTGAGGAATTAGTAACTAAAGCAAGAGAACTATGGAAATAATATGCATATATCAATTCAATCCAGAATTAATTGCATCAAAAGATCATGGAGATTGCAATCATTGTAAATCAAATGAAAGAAATAAAATATGTAGATCATATACCCCAGTAAAAATAAAAGACCTTTATTGGATGTTTAATAGGCAATATGTTGAAAGCAGATTAAAGGAAATAACAGATGGACAATAAGACAAAAGGAAGAAAAAATAGGCAAAAAGGGAAAGAATTTGAGCGCAAAATTAGAGAAGACCTTGAAAAAAAAGGATGGATAGTTATAAGATGGGATAAAAATATTGATTTAATTAATAAAAAATTGATAAATTCAAAGCCAAAGTTTAATCCATTTACAAAAAGTTTAATTATGAATTCTGGAGGATTTCCAGACTTTTTATGCATAAAATTTAAGACAAATGGATATGGAATACAATGTCTTCCTAAAGGAAAATGGAATATGAATATTACTCCAATTTTTGATATTCGATTAGTAGAATGCAAGATTAATGGTTATCTTACACCAGAAGAAAGAGAAAAATGCAAATGGATAAAAATAAATTTAAAGATACCTATAGTTATTGCAAGCAAGAATAAAAAAGAGATTAAATATGAAGAATTTAAATTAAATGAAGAAATTGGTTGATGTAACAATGAATGAAGATATAAGGCTACAAAATACCTATGGAACGGACGCAATATGTGGATATATCAGAAATCCTAAAAGATATAATCAAATTATAGTTGGAACTTGTGCATTAGACAGCAAATATTGCTCAAAAAGACTTCCAATGGATGAATTAAACTGCAGGAGGCAAATACAATATTTCTTTTTTAACTGATGGAAAAATTAATTGTAGTTATAATGGGGCAGGATTGTGAAAGATTTATAAAAATGAATATTAAAAGTATTAAAGATGCAGATGCCGTAGTATTCTGTGATGGAGGAAGTAAAGACAAGTCACAAGATATAGTAATTGAAAATACCAGAAAAGATAGAGAGGTTATAATAATAAAAAATGATTATAATCAAGAAGATAAAGCAATGAATGGAAAACAAAGAAATTTTTATTTAAATTATCTTAAAGAATTTCATCCAAATGACTGGGCATTATGTATTGATGCAGATGAAGTAGTTGAAGATATAGATAAAATAAAAGAATTTATTCAAAAAGCAATACCAAATTTATATTCAGTTAAAATGAGGCATTTCATTGGTGATCTCGGACATGAAGATGCAACCCAAAAAGAACATTATGTATTAAATAGATTATTCAAAATAAGCGAAGCCAGATCATATCCAGAAGTTGAGCATCCAGTATTGCAAAATAATGATACTAAAAAAGTAAGTGCATTCACAGATTGTACAACAATATGGCATATAGCATATGCTCCAAATATGTGGGAATTAAAAAAAAGATATGAAAACCATATGAAAAAATCAAATATGCATACTCCAGAATATCTAAAAAATTGGTATTATTCTCATTTATTTGGAAAATATCCAAAATCAGAAATTAATCCCATAGAAATCCCATCAATTATTTTAAATGAATTTGGAATAGATAAAGATGAATTCTATTTTCAAGGGCGTTACTTAGAAGTTAAACATTTTATTATGATGAAGCAATGGGTAGATTATATTAAAAAAGAGTTAGCAATGCCAATAGATTATAATCCATACATTCTTGAATATGGTGCGGGATTAGGACCATATGGGGTTGCAGCAAAATTCGCAAATGCAATATATTCAGGAATTGAAATAAGCAAATATGCAATAATGTTTAATCCATTTAAAGTAGATTTAATTCACGGAAATATAATAAATACAAACACAAAAAAACAACCAGATATGGTATTATGTATAGATGTACTTGAACATTTAAATAATGAAGAATTAGAACTTGCATTAGAAAATATAAAAGAGGATTGTATATTTATATTTAGCATTCCATTTATTGGAGATCCAAATCTTGAAGCAGATAATACGCATAAACAATTTAAGACAAAAGAAGAATGGATAAAAAAGTTTAATGATCATGAATTTGAAATAAGGGAGGCTCCTAAAGATTGGTTATTTAACCAGCAAATATTAATAGGATATTTAAAGAATGGTATTTATAATCGTAAAATGCAAATGCAACAACAATCAAATAACAAATGATACATCAACAATTATGGTTAAATGTAAAATCTGTAAAAGAATATTAACATTTCCTCAAGGAGGAAAATGTATAATAAATGGAAGAATAATAGAAAAACTATGGTAAAATTTATATTTGAAAATAATGAAATAGATTTTAATCAAGAAAAGAATGAAATATTGGCAAATGATGAACTAATGAGAATGATGGAAACAAATTCAGATTTATCAGCAAGATTTCATAAAGAATTAAGAAAATACTATAAATCAGATAAAATTAAATTAAATATAGGTAGCGGATTCAGACCAAAAATAGATTTTATTAATTTGGATTATGATGAAAAGACATACCCCGATATAATAAGAAATATAGATGAAGGATTGCCTTTTGATTCAGATAAATTTGATGAAATATACACAAGTCATGTAATTGAACATGTAAAAGATATATTTCTTTTTATATATGAAATGTGGAGAGTAACAAAAAATAAAGGAACAATAACAATAATATGCCCTAATGGACATAATGTGTTTGCATCAATTCAACCAGACCATTTAAGGCAGATTAGTTATTCATATTTTGATAGATGGAGACCAGAGCATAGAAGTGTTCAAAATGAATTAAAACAAACCAGAGGAGCATTCTTCAATATAATTAAAAGAGAATTATTTAATGAAGAAAGAGAAATTAAATTTATTTTGGAAGTAGTAAAATGAGCGAGTGGTCAGATTCAATAAATCCTTTTAATAGTATGAAAAGCTTAGTACATTCTGCGCATTATGAAGCAATATTAAAAGGAAAACCATTGAACCCAATAGTTGTTAATTTTGATATGACAAATAAATGCAACTATAAATGCAGATTTTGCATGTTTGGGGGAAGAAAAAGAGCAGATAAAACAAGTGAAATATTCAGAAACGACAACTCAGAACTTAATTCATTTCATATAAAAAAATTACCAAAATTATGGAAAAGATGGGGAATTAAAGCAGAATGTGTTGGAGGTGGTGGAGAGCCAACAATGCATCCTTATTGTTTTGATCATTTGTTGGATTCTCATAAACAAGGAATAGATATAGGATTTGTAAGTAATGGATTTTTAGTGAATAATGAAAGGAAATGGAATATTGTAATAAAAACATGCAAATGGGTTGGATTTAGCATTGATGCTGGAAACGAAGAGACATACTCAGCAGTCAAAGGAGTGCCAAAATGCCAATTTAATACAGTTATAAATAATATTAGGGGATTAGTAAAAACAAAGGAAAAAATGAAATCAAAATGTAACATTGGATTTAAATTCTTATTGGACGAAGAAAATTATCAAACAATATATCAAGCCGCAAAATTAGCAAAAGAAATAGGATGCAATACATTCCAATTCAGACCAGCAATTAATATAGATTATCATTTTGATATGGGTCAGATAGAAATGATAAAACAGCAAATAAATAGAGCTCAAAAAGAACTTGATTGTGATAATTTTAAAGTTTTTGGAGTTACTCATAAATTTAATTCAGATTTTTCAAAAAAACACGATTTTAAAAAATGCAGAGCAACAATGTTGACAACAACATGGTGTGCAGATGGAAAAGTATATATGTGCACCGATTCAAGAGGAAATCCATGGGCATATTTATGCGACCATTATCCCAATCCTGAAAAAGTAATAAAATATTGGGGAAGTAAAGATCATTTTAAGAAGGTTAAAAAAATAAATTTTAAGAAAAATTGTGATAGATGTACCTTAGAAATGCCAAATCAATTTTTTGAAAAAGTATTTATTCAAGATAAAATGGAGAGATTTTTAGTATGATAGAAAAACCAGTAGCAATTATATTGCCTTGTCATAATTCTGGAAAATACATTCAGATAGCAATAGACGCATTAATAAATAGAACACAATATCCATTTAAACTTATTTTAATAGAATCAGAAAGCACAGATGGAACAGCAGAAGTATGCGATTTTTATGCAGATACAAATAAAGATATAATTGTTTATCATACAAAAAAAGAAGGATTAGTAAAAGCAATAAACTATGGAATACAAATGGCGGAAGATTTAGACGTCTATTTAATGCAGGATGACATAATTGTACCTAGATTATTTGAAAGAGATTGGCTTGCAGAATTAGTGAAAGCGAGTAAAGAAAAAGATTGCGGAATAGTTGTAACATTAAATGCTGGGGGGATTAGTGGACCAGATTATATAAATGGATTATTTTGGGCAGGAACTTGGAGTACATTTATTCCTAGATCAACAATAAATAAAATAGGATTATTTGACGAAAATTTTTCTCCAGGATGCGGAGATGACATTGATTATTCATACCGAATTTATAAAGATGGATTAAGATTATATATGACAGATTTCTGGGTAGAACACCATAGAAAAACAGAACATTTTAATCAATCAGAAGAACTAAAAAAAGAACATGCAAAATTATTCAGAAAAAAATGGAAACTCGGAGAATTTAAAGATGAATGAAACAGCAATACTCATAAACGTACTTGATAGACCCACAGAAATAAGTTTATTGCTTCAAAGTTTAAGAACTTCAGATTATAAAAAATTTGATATATTTATTTTAGATGATTGTTCTGGGAACTCACTGTTTAACTATCATTTCTTTAATTGTATGATAAATAGATTAAAAATGGAAGACCACAAAGTATTTATTAAAAGAACAGATTTTAATCTTGGAGTAACAAAAGCCAGGCAGGAAATAGTTAACTGGGCAATGTCTATAAACGATTATAAATACCTATGCAGATTAGATGACGACACGATACTTCAACCAGATTATTTAAGTAGATTAATTAATGTTATAGAACAAGGATATGATATGGCCACAGGAGTCACAGTTCCAATGATAACTCCAACTTTTATAAGAGAATCAAAGTTTTTAAAAGGAATAGCAAATAGAGTTATACTTGATGAAGAAGGAAACTATATAATGAATGCAGATGACTGCGGACAAGAATACACAGAAAGTGTTATAATCCCAGCACATCATTTCAGATCATGTTGCTTATATAAAAGCGAGATACATAAAAAGGCGAATTATCTTCCAACAAGACTAAGTAAGAATGGATTCCGTGAAGAACAAATATTTAGTTATAGGGTGCTTATGGCAGGATTTAAAATTGGATGTGACACTGGAGCAATTAATTATCATTTAATTTGTCCATCTGGTGGAGAAAGACCAACAATGAATCTTGTACCATTCAATCAACAAATACTCGAAGAATTCACAAAAGAAAATAAAGAAGAATTAAATAAATTATTTACTCATGAAAATATGCCAGATAAATTGGAATTGCAGAAGGAGAATAATCTTGTTAAAAAATGATAAATTGTATAGGATCATTGTTTGGACAATCAGGATATGATATTCATTTTAGACAATTAGTAAATGCTTTAAACAAATTAATACCATGCAAAATAACAACTAATCTTCATCCAAATTGGTTAAGAGAAGTAAATGATCAAGAACTTGAAATGATCAAAAGGAAGGAAGATTATGAAGTCAATTTGATTATTACACATCCAATATTCTGGAGAATAAATGCATATGCTAAGAAGAATATTACTTATTTAGTATGGGAAGGAGATAGAATACCAGAAAGTTTTATTAAAGAATGCTTAAATCCAAATATACATAAAATTATTGTTCCAAGTAAACATACAGAACAAGCATTATTAAATACTCTATTTCAATATCATAAAAAATTAGACCAATTTGATAAAAATGAACTTGGGACTACAATTTTTAATTCTGGATTATGGCATTATAGAGGAATTCTAATGTGGGATAAAATTATAATAATCCCACATGGAGTAGATTCAAATTTATTTTATCCAAAAGAAACAAAAAAAGATAAATTTACATTTCTTATGAATAAAGGACTTAGAAATTTAGAAGATAGAGGTGGAATACAATATGGAATTAAAGCATATTTAGAAGAATTTACAGACAAAGATAATGTACGCATGATTGTTAAGATTAATTCTGCTTATGGAATTCCTGATATAGATAATTTAATCAAACAAATTACAGACAAAAAAGAAAATCTTCCAGAATTTTTGATAGATCTAAATAATTATCAATACAATGAAATGATTAATTTCTATAATAAAGGAGATGTATTCATAAGTCCAACCAGAGCAGAGGCATTTAATTTGCCATGCATAGAAGCAATGAGTTGTGGATTGCCAATAATAACAACAGACTTCGGAGGTCAAGCAGAATATGCAATAGGTTGCTTAATTCCGTATACCCTAGCAGAAGTAAAACACGAAGTGCAATATGAAGGAATAAATTGGGCAATCCCAGATATAGATGCACTAAAAAAGTCGCTCAGAGAGGCTTATAATGGGAATTTGAGGAATTTAAGGGAACAATGTATCTCTAAAGCAAAAGAAATGAGTTGGGATAAAACAGCACAAGAAATATTAAAATTAATATGAAAATATTAAATCTTTATGCTGGAATAGGGGGAAATAGAAAGTTATGGGAAGATCATCAAATTGATGCAGTAGAATTAAATCCAGAAATAGCATATGTGTATAAAAACTTATTTCCAAAAGATAATGTATTTATCATGGATGCACATGAATTTTTATTAAAATATTTTAAAAATTATGATTTTATATGGAGCAGTCCTCCATGTCAAAGTCATTCTGGTTGCAATCATTTTTTAAAAGGACAAGGAATATTCAGATACCCAGACATGAAATTATATGAAGAAATAATTTTTTTAAAGCATTTTTTTAAAGGAAAATGGGTAGTTGAAAATGTTAAACCATATTACAAACCATTAATCGAACCCCAGCGAATTGGAAGGCATTGTTTTTGGTCAAATTTTAAAATTGATTCGATTAAAGTAGATTATCAAATAGGAACAATGAATAGAAAAGCTAGTAGAGATTCTCAACGAAAAGCTATTATACGAGAAGCGCAAATACCAGAGTTAATAGATTTACACGGATTGAATAATTTAAATTTAAAATTAAAAAATAAAAGGCAAGTTCTGAGAAATTGTGTATTGCCTCAAATAGGAAAACATATACTAGAGTGTGCGATACGGGCGTCCCCTTGCACACAATCAAATAAATAAAGTATGTATTCTTTATAAACTTTTCTATTTTAAAGTAGTATCATAAAAACACAAAGTTTATAAACAAGCAATTAATTAATTAATTATGGATATCAAACATATAATCAAAAGAATTGCTCATGGAGCTTCATTCATAATTTTTTTATATGCATTATTTGGATTTAATCGATTTGAACCAATTTCAGCAATACAAGAATCAACAATTGCATTATGGCAGATTAAATGGGTGCTAATTTCTATTTTAATAGAATTAGGAATAATTGCAGCAAAAGAATAAAATGGGAAAACATATAAATCCAAAAGATAAAATAGTTCAAAGATCTATCGGTTTTAAATTCAGACAAATAGAATTTTTTAATGATTATCCAGAATTTAAACCAGATCAATTCTGCAGACAAATTATAGATGAACAAATTCAGCAAATAAATCCAAAATATCTTGAAAATTAAATAAAATGAAAAGACAATTAACAGAAACTGAAAAAGAATTAACTTTGAAAGGTATAGAAAAAAATAAAGAACAATTAATTAATTTAAATAATTCATTAGAAATAATGCAATTACATAAAGAATTTTTAATTAAAAAAAGAGCATATGAAGATAAAGTAAGACCATTTAATCGTGAAAAAGAAGATTTAGAAATAGAAAACTCTATAGTAGGATATAATGCAGAGATAAAACTAAAAGAAGATATAATTAAAGAATTAAATAATCAACTTAATGAGGGCGTAGAGATGAAAGAAAATAGTGATATGCCTACAGGAGTTGGCTAAGGAGGTAGCATGGAAGACGGAATAATTAGAACACCCACAGAATCAGAAAAAAAAGATTTTATCCCTATTGTAAATCCCTCAAGAAGGGAAAAAACAGAAATAGAAAAATTTAATGAAGAATTAGGAAAAAAGATGCAAATATGTATATCTAATGGCGTTCCATTTTGTGATAAAGCCGCAAGAGATGATTTTAAGGATTACTGGGAAGATGAAGTTAAAAAGAATGTAAGGAAGAATGGATATCTTAAACCAGAAGAAATAAAACCATTCAAAATAAACTGGACAAAATATTCAGACTTAAACAACTTTGAAATAATAGATGAAAAAGAAGTAAGTGATGAATATGAGACTAAAAAGCATCCTGGATTAGATATAAAGTTCAAGACTACAATATATAAATTCAAGGGATATTCAAATACATATTCTGTAATGGAAGATAAGCCAAGTGCAATTAGGCGAGCTAGAGAAAAGCTAAAAGAACTTGAAGAAGTAACAAAGAAAAAGTGATCATGGAATATGAACAGATTGACATTGAATCAGTCAAAGAGGCAGATTATAATCCAAGAAAGATAAGTGAAAAAGATTTTAATAATTTAAAAAAGAGTATTAAAGAACATGGTCAACTTAGACCATTAATTATAAACAAGAATTCTGGAAATTTAATAAGCGGTCATCAAATGCTAAAAGTAGCAAAAGAATTAAACTGGAAAAAATTAGATGTTATTTATAAAGAATTATCAATAGAGCAAGAAAAAGCACTTAATATCGCAATGAATAAAATATCTGGTCAATTTGATGAAGATAAACTTATAGACTTATTAATGGATATAGATGAGAAAAATGAAGACCTACTAGGATCAACAGGATTCAGTACTGAAGAAATTAATTATTTATTGGGATTAAAAGAAAGAGACAAAGAAGATATGTTTGCTGTTAGTGTTGAAGATGAATATACAGGAAAGAATAAATATGGAATTCAAGAAGGGGATATAATTAAATTAGATAATCATACAATTATATGCGGGGATTCATCTAAAATAGAAACATGGCAGAAACTAATAGGAGATAACAAGATAGATTTGATTATTACTAGTCCACCATATAATCTTGATATTTCATATGGTAAATATCAAGATAAACAACCATTAAATGATTACCTTAAAATGATTAAGCAAGTATTTGAGAATGGTCAGCAATTCATGAAAAAAGGCAGATACATATGCAATAATATTGGAAGAGAATGGGGGCCAATTAATATGCCAGCAAAATATGATCAGATATTTGAAGAATTGGGATATACTTTTTTTAGGAATATTTATTGGAAAAAACCAAGCGGTTCAGCCAGGGGAACAATAACAACAAGAAATCCATTTCCAAGATATTATGTTCCAAAAGTACAAACAGAAATAATACAAATTTATGCAAATGAAGAACAGCCAGAATTAATTAATCAGATGATAACTTATAAATATGGGGATTCAGAAAAATTAAGAAAAGAACAGATACCAAACATATTATTGAATAAATTCGCAGGAAATGTATGGGAAATGATGACAGAAACAACATTAAGCGGAGATCATCCAGCGCCATTTCCCATAGATTTGCCTTTTAATTGCATAAGATTCTTCACATTTGAAAATGAGAATGTATTGGATTGCTTTCATGGATCAGGATCAAGTATGATCGCAAGTGATCAATTAAATAGAAAATACTATGGAATAGATATAGATCCAGATTACATTAGTTTATCAATTGAGAGATTTTTAATGTATAAACCAAATACAAAAATGGAGATTATACATGGAAATTAATAAAGTTTATTGTATGGATGCATTGCAATTTTTAAAACAATTGCCAGATAAATTTGCAGATTTATGCTTAACAGACCCACCATATGGGGTAGGGATAAAAGAGTGGGATAAAAAGGTTCCTTTAGTTTGGTGTGATGAAATTAGCAGAGTTATGGCGGATGATGCCTCTCTTTTAGTATTCTGTGGAAAACAAAACCGACTTGAAGTTGAACAAAGATTAAGAAAGGCAGGATTAATTTTCTGGCAAGAGCTAATATGGTATTACCGTAATGGAGGAATACAAAGAAAAAGGTCTTATAATGGACATCACGAACCGATTTTGTGGTTTGTTAAAAACCCTGGTAATTTTCATTTTGATACAAAAAATAAGTTATGGATAGATAATTGGACAGTTATAGAAAAATCTCGACCACAAAGAAATTTCAAAAAGGATAAGAAAATCCATCCAACACAAAAGTCTCTTGAAGTTGTCAAACATTTAATAGAAAATCACTCAAAAGAAGGAGATATCGTACTAGACCCATTTATGGGTAGCGGAACAACCGCCTTAGCCGCTCAAATGACTAAAAGAAATTTCATTGGATGTGATATAATTCAAAAATATGTAGATATTACAAATAGGAGGCTTCAAAATCCATGGATATAAAAGAAGGAAATAAATTCATACTTGGGAAACATGTATTAATGTGCGGAAATAGTTTAAAATTAACAGATGTAAATAAATTATTAGATGGACAGAAAGCAGACATGATATGGACAGATCCGCCTTATTCAATTAATTATATTCCAGAATCTAGGAGAAAAGGCGGAAGAAGTATGCATAAACTTGGAGGAATCATGAATGATATAAACTTTCAAATTTTAACACTCTTAAATTTAATTCATACTGGAATAGTCAAAGGAGCAGTTTATATGTGTTGTGGAACTAATCAAATTGAATTAATATATCCCTGGTGCATGAAAAACTTGGGATATAGACCAACTTTTATTATGTGGATAAAGAATGGATTCAGCATTTTAGCTAGAGATTATCATAGTCAATACGAACCAATGCTTTATTTTTATTATCCTGAAAAGAAATTTAGAGGAAATAGGGGGCAAACAGACTGCTGGTTCATAAAAAGACGACCCACAGGCAAATATACACATCCTACATGTAAACCTGTCGCACTTGTACAAAAATGCATAATAAATAGTTCAGATGAAAATGATATTGTATTAGATCTATTCCTTGGTTCAGGAACAAGTCTAATAGCATGTGAAAATACTAATCGAAGATGTTATGCCATGGAATTAGATCCAAGATATGTCGAAGTAGCAATTAAAAGATGGGAAGACTTAACTAAACAAAAAGCAATTAAGATAAATACATAATTTATGGAAGAAATTCATAAAATATTCACAAAAGAAGTTTTAGAAAGAAGAAACAAAATACTCGAATTAATCAAAAAAGTTGGACTTTGGAATATAGACACAAAATTATTGGCCAAACAATTTGAAGTAAGTACTAGGACTATATTTAAAGATTTAAATTGGATTAAAGGGCATTACAGGCCAAAAGATATAAAAGAAATAAAAATACAAATGAATGTAATTGGAGATAGAATAGTTAATGAAGCTTTAATTGCTGCAACAAATCAAGATCCTAAAATAAAAATACAGGCAATAGATCTATTAATTAAAGCTCAAAAATCTTATAGGGAAGAATTAGAAAATTGGGGATATAAAGAAAAAATAGCAGATAAACATGAACACAATATTAGAGGATATAGATTTGAACTTATTGAAGTGCCAAGTACAGCTGAGCAAAAAGCAGAAGCAAGCTCTAATGATACTCCAAGACAATGAAACAACAGAAGTTTTATATGGAGGTGGCGCGGGTGGAGGAAAATCTGTACTTGGATGTCTTTGGCTTATTTTATCATGCTTGAAATATCAAGGAAGCAGATGGCTAATGGGCAGGGCCATACTTAAAACATTAAAAGAGAGTACATTATTAACTTTTTTTAGATTATGTTCTATTTATGGATTAAAAAATGGAATAGATTTTAAATATAATTCTATGAGTGGAATAGTTACATGGTTCAATGGAAGTGAAATATATCTGAAGGATTTATTTTTATATCCGAGTGATCCTGAGTTCGATGAACTTGGAAGTACTGAATATACTGGAGCATTTATAGATGAAGCAAGCCAGGTAAGCCATAAGGCCTATTTAATTGTAATGTCAAGAATAAGATATAGACTTGATGAATTTGGATTGATCCCAAAATTATTGACTGCAACAAATCCTACAAAAAACTTTTTATATCAAGAATTTTATAAAGCAGAAAAAGAAGGAAATTTATTAAAACATAGGAAATTTGTGCACGCATTAGTCACGGACAATCCATTTATATCTAAACATTATATAGAAAATCTTCACAAATTAGACAAAAATTCAAAAGAAAGATTGCTTTTTGGAAACTGGGAATATGATGAAGATCCCACAAAATTATTTGATTATGATAAAATATTAGATATGTTCACAAATAATTATATAGAAACTCCAAAAGAACAAAAATACATAACGTGTGATGTGGCTAGATTCGGAGAAGATAAAACAGTTATTATATTATGGCAACATTTTCATATTATTAAATTGTCAGTATTTCAGAACAAAAGTCTAAAAGAAACAAGGACCTTCTTAGAATGGTTAGCCAGCAAAGAGGGAATACCCCGATCAAATATAGTAGTTGATGAAGATGGCATAGGTGGTGGCATAGTTGACGAAATGAAGGGGATAAAAGGATTTGTGAACAATTCTAAGGCTCTTGAAAGGCTTAATCATAAGGATATAGCAAACTACAAAAACCTTAAATCACAATGCTATTTTTATCTTTCTGAGATGGTTAATAGTGGAAAAATAAGTATCTATAAAGAAATAGATCCAAAACATAAAGAATTAATTATCGGAGACTTAGAGCAGATAAAGAATCATAATGCAGACAAAGATCAACCGCTTCAAGTAACGCCAAAAGAAAATATAAAAGAATTAATAGGAAGATCTTCAGATTTTGGAGATGCAATAATGATGCGAATGTATTTTATTCTAAAGAAACCATTGAAGCCATATATTTCAGTTTAAAATATATATAATTAAAATCAATTAATTTAAATTGCAAAAATCTTGATTATTAATGAAAATAACACCATATATGGCCGTTTCTGAAAAAGATAAGTCATTATACTTTAAAGAAGAATTTAAATCGCAAGTAGAAAACGATATTGAAAAATGGCCAAATGAACTTGGAGAAAAGCACCCCTTCAATTTTGAAGATGCAGAAAAGGTATATAAAACAGTTGGAATTGTTTCCGCTTTTATAAATAAGATCGTAGATAACATTGTTGGAGAATTTTCTATAAAAGCAAAGAATAAAAACTCGTTAGCATTAATTAAATCATTTATTCATGAATCAAATCTGACAGTAATTCTTAGAGAATGGATAAGGGAAGCATTGAAGAAAGGCAATGGATTTATGGAAATTGATTTAAAAAATCAGAAAGTTAGAGCTTTAAATGCAAATTATATGTATGTACAAAGAAACAACAAAGGAACAATAGAAGGATATAATCAATTTATTCTGAATCCAAAAAGATTTACTATAACATCAAGAAAATTAATACCATTTAAATCACATGAAATATGTCATCTTAAGATTAATGCAAGTCCAGGAGAGGCATATGGTTGGGGATTAATAATGCCAAATGAAAGAGTAATAGAAAATACAATACTGAATGAGGCAGATTATCAAAAGATGATCACAAGGAAAGCGGGAGCTCCTATACACGTTCAAGTTGGAATAGAGGGAGAAAATACAGATTCAAATGCAGTAGATTCTATCAAAAATAGTTTAGTATATATGACAAATAGAACTGAATGGGTAACTGATGGAAATGTCAAAATGAATGTACTCGACTTTGGTGAAATAGGCAAGAATATAACAGATAATTTAATGCATAATTTCAGAATGTTAGTTGCAGGATTTGAAGTTCCTGAAGTTATGATGGGATCTGGCCAATTGAATGAAGGAATAGCAAAAGTGCAACTTGAAACATTCCAAAGAAAGATTGCCAGTTGGCAGGAAGAAATTGAAACAATAATAGAGCAACAGATATTCAGACCATTATTGAGAGAAAATAAGTTAGATGAAAAAATAGAATTTATATGGAATCTTCCAAGCGAGGAAGAAATAAACAATAGAATATCTCAATTAAATATGCTAATGCAGAATATGTATTTATCAAATGCAATGAAATTAAAAATACAGGAAGAAATAGCAAGACTTCTTAATTTTGAAAATATAGATCAAATTATGATAGATTCAGAAAAAGAACAAGAAGCACAAATAGAACAACCAGAAGTACCTGGAGCAAAACCAAATGCAAAAGAGAAACAAGAAGAACACATCGAAGAAAATAAAAGTGTAACTTTGGAAACACCTATATTAACAGAAACAGAAAAAAATGTTAATATAGAAAAAAATGATATATGTCAACATAAGATAACGGAATTTATTAAAAAAATTGGTGATGAATGGTGTGTATTTTCTCATCAAACAGGAAAAAACTTTGGATGCTATAAATCTAAAAAAGAAGCTGAAGATAGACTTGCTCAAATAAGTAAATTTAAGGATGAAGCAGAAGTATGCAAATGTTCAGAAGAAATAAATAAAATAAAGCCATTTGAAGAAATGACTATACAAGAATTCTCAAACTTGCAGGAAATTTCAGGATTTAACTATTCTGATTATCTATTAAATATTTTAAGTAGATTAAAAATAGATGAATTTAATGATTTAAAGGCCATAACAGAAGCAGATGTTGAAAATGGATTATTATCAAATGAACAAATAGAAAAATTGAGGACAATATTAAAGAATGGATTTAAGAAAAATAAATCTATGAGAGATATAGAAAACGATATAAAAGATAGTTTAAAACTTAAAGATAGAATAAAAGAAGATGGGGGGATTATTCCAAAAGAAGAGAGACCAGTAATGATAAGTAGAACAGAAACAATAAGACTTGCTAATCTTGGACTTTTAGATACTTACAAAGAAAATGATATTGAGGAAGTAAGATGGCTATCAGCATTATCAGATAGAACTTGTGATTTATGCGACAGCGAGAATGGAAAAGTCTATAAATTAAATGAAAGTTATGGATTGATTCCAAAACATATAAATTGCAGATGCACTTGGTTGAGCGTAATATGAGCGAATTATTAAACGTGCCAAAATGCCACAATTTTGAAAGATGCGGAAACAGAGCGATTTCATTAATCAATGGAATGTGGCTATGTGGAAATTGTGTAATAAAAGTTTCTGAAAAAGTAAGACAATTAAAAGAGAAAATTCTCTTGGAGGAATAAATGCAGATTACTGGATATCCCATGGGAAGCCCAGGGGCAATAGTAGATACAAACGGAAGATTATATGTTGATGCAGTTATTTCAGGGTTGCCTACAGTTGCCGTAAGCGGAAATATAATTATTGGAAGTGTAAGCGCAAATGTAGATTCGATATATGTTCAATCAGGAACAATGTATGTATCAAGTGGGAATTTTATTGGTAGTGTTTTTCAATCAACAAATCCATGGATTACATCTGGAACAAGTACAGTTGCTGGAAGTATATATGCAACGGGAAGCATAAATGTAGCAAATTATAACGGTAGTACAGTTGTATCAAATTTTCCATCATTGTACACTATACAACAGAATGCCACCCAAGATAATAATAATAGTTCATCTGGAATATTGATAGCAGGAGGATCATTTGTTGGATCAGCAACTTCTACACTTGGAGTTAATGCAATTCAAGTGAGCTTAAAAACAGATAGAAATTGCAAGATATTTGTAGAACAATCACCAGATGGAAGTAATTGGGATTTATCTGATTCCTATAATTATTATAAAAGTTTAGGTAATTTTGGATTAACAGTTCAGGCAATAAATAGTTATGTTAGAGTTAGAGTAAATAATCAGGATACAACTGGTTCTACTTCATATTTTAGATTACAGACAGTTCTATGTCCAATAGTTGAAGCATTGCCAAGAAGTTTAGATGAAAATGGAAATTTAAAAGTCGGAATTAAAGGTATAGAAGATTCATATGGATTCGGAGCTGAAAATACTCCCACAGGAGAAATAAGAAGCGTAACTCCATATAGATTAGTTGGAGCAACATTTAATGGAACTACAATAGATCCTAATTTTTGGACAAGTACAACAATAAGCGGAGCATCAAATAATCAATCAAATGCACAAATAGTTTTATCTGCAGGGAGTTTAGCCAATTCAAAAGCAACAATTCAATCAATAAGAACAGCAAGATATCTTGGGGCATCATCAAATAGATTTAGAAGTGTTATAAGAATTCCAGATACAGCAGTATCGAATAACCAAAAAAGATGGGGAGCATTTAATGGAAGCGACGGGGCATTTTTTCAATTAAGCGGGGTATCTTTTGGTGTTGGATTATTAAAGGGAGGAAGTGAAACAGTCATAAATACTGGAAGTTTCAATGGAATTTTAGGAGATACATATTCAATTGGAAGTCAAGTAAAAACATATGAAATATATTGGACAAATTCCAAAGTATGGTATGTTATTGGAGATGATACAATTCATACATATTCTGCTAGTGATACAACATGGTCAACAACAATGAATCTTCCAATAAGGATAGAAAATCATAATATTAATAATGGAAGTACTGCATCTGATATAAATGTTAGAGTTGCTACAATAAGCAGATTAGGACCATTGCAATCAGCACCAACATATTATCATAATGCAGGAAGTGGAAATTATATATTAAAATATGGTCCAGGCGTATTGCAACAATTGAACTTTAATAGTGCGGGGGCGGGAGGAGCAACATTAAATATTTATGATAATGTATCTGCATCAGGAGCATTAATTGCAGTATTTGACGCATCAAAAATATCTTCTCCATCAAGTATGAATTATGGTCAAGGAGCAACATTTAATAATGGATTGACACTAGGACAAATAGGAAGTTTTGATATAACGGTGATATACGAATGATTAAAAAAATATATAAAAATCTTTATTTTGACGATCAGACTAGTAGATACTTCTTTCAGAAGGGAAAAGATAAAATGGAAGTAGTAATGCAGGAGGCTTATTTAATGATTTATATTCTAGAAAATTTATTGGAATTAAAACAAAAGAATAAAGGAGATGGTCGTATTTATTGATCCAATTACAAGGCAAAGAGTAGTTGCAGATAAGCATAGTTGTGACATTACATATGATCTTCAAGGAGATGATGCAATAGCCAAAGAAGATGTACCTCTTATAGGAAATTGGGAAGATTGGACAGGATCAGCAATAGTAAGTTCAAGAAGCCAAATGCAATTTGCATCTAGAGAAAATGAGCTACAGGGAACAGATGCTCAGATCGAAGGAAATGCAAAACTTCCAAATCTATCAGTAATTGGAACAAATCTTGCAACACATAGAAGAAGAATAATAAAAAGATACAAAAAGTTTTAATATATATAATAAAAATCAATATATTTAAATAAATTATTTATATAACTTTTATGGACTTAAAATATTCTATTCCTATTACAGAAAGCCTGGGTGAATGTACTGATTTTATAATTCAAGGAATAGCAATTAATGAAACAATTACTTCTAATAATCATAAATTTATAGCAGAAGAACTAAAGAATGCAGCAGGAACATTGATGGGAGTTCCACTTTTAGTAGATCACGAAAATAAAGTAGAAAATATAAAAGGCAGAGTTATTAACAGCTCATTTGATGAAACATTTAATAGAATTCCATTCAAAGCAAAAGTTATGGATGAATTATGCAAACAAATGATTAAAGACGGACGCCTTAATTCTGTTAGTGTTGGAGCTGTGGTTAAATCAGTAGAAGAAGATGGAGAAGGACATCTTATACCTCGAGGATTAGAATTTAAAGAACTAAGTCTTGTTGCAGTCCCAGCAGATTCAAATGCAACATTCACAATTGCACTCAAAGAAGCATATCAATCAACAAAAACCGCACTCCCAACGGAACAAAAAGTTACAGAAGTTACAGATGCAAGTAACGATGTGAAAGTAAGTAAAGAAGAAAAGCAAGAGATGATTAAATGTGAAAATTGTGGAAAGATGATTAAGAAAGAAGAAATGAAAAAGCATATGGAAGAATGCGAAGAATCAAATTCAAATAAATCAACAGATAAACTGAAAGGAGGTAATCAGATGAGTGAAACAACCGAACAGGTTGATACTAAATTACTTCTTGAAAAGATTGAATCTTTAGGAAAAGAGCTTGCAGAAATGAAAGCTTCTAAAGTTGAATCTAAAGCAGAAGTAAAAGTAGAAGAAGAAACTTTGCCTTATAGAATTGTATCCGACTATAATTCATTTTCACTTATCCAGAACAAATACTGATGACAAATCCATTGGGTGCTGTCTGTGTATTTGACGGCGATTCTCCTAGAACTTTTACAGGAAAGGCTAGGACAACGATATCTGGAGGTAATTTGGTTGTAGTAAGCGGTGCAGCAAATGGTATAGGATCTGGAGCAGATACATTCGCAACAAGTGATATTGTTGTAGATCTACTTGCAAACTCAGATACTTGCAATGGTATAGCTCTGCATAATGCTGCTTCTGGGGCTAATGTCACAGTAGCAACAAGAGGATCTTATATTGTAAGATGCGGCGGAGTCGTAAGCGGTGGAAACTTAGTTATTCCAGTATCTGGAACAACACAATGTGTAGCTTTATATGGTCACGTAGGTTCACCAAACTATGCATTGACAGGAACACCAATAGGACGAGCGCAAATTGCATCTGCATCAGGAACAGCTCTATATACACTTGTCTCACTTAATGTATAATGGCATTCAAGAAAATACAGGAATATATTGGAACAGAGGATGGAACCGCTGGAACATTATTAATTCCTAAGCTAATTATGCCTACTTTGATTGAAGCAGTTCAGAAAGCTTTAGTGCCTAGAGAAATGGCTGCTGAAGTATGGGGACCAAATCAAATTCAAGGTAGTTCATTTAGTGTAAATCTTGAAACACCAAATACTATGATTGTTAGAGAAGTTGGCGAAGCAGCAGAAATTCCATTGGATGCATTAGACTTCAGTTCAGTAACCTTCACACCAGTTAAATATGGTGTTGCAATTAGAATCACAAGAGAAATGATGGAGGACGCTCAATTCGATGTTCTGCAAAGGAACATAAGAACAGCAGGTGTAAGACTTGCTGAAAACGAAACAAAACTAATCCTGACTGCTCTTGATGGTGCTAATTCAACAGTTGCTGGTGGAGCATCAGCTACAATAGCTAATATAACAGAAGCTATGTACAATGTTGAAGGCCCAAATGTCGATTTTAAAGCTACAGATATGTTAATAGGACCTGAATTCTTAAACGATTTAAGGAATATTGATGTTTTTGTTGAAGCAAATAAATTCGGAAATAGAGAAATGATGGATAGAGGCTTTGCAGGAGTAATCTATGGAATGAATGTTGCAAAATTCTCTGGTTCTACTACGGTAGTTCCAGCCGCAGCAAATGCTAAATATGCTTATGTTTTTGATAGAACACAGGCATATGGTATTGCTATTAAGAGGGACATTACAGTAGAAAACTTCAAACTTCCAACATTCGATTTGGAAGGTGCAGCAATAACTATGAGAATTGATGTAAAGCTACTTAAATCAACCGCAGTATCAAGAATTACAACCTCGTAAGAGTAAAAGTAGGGTGTTAAGTTGAACACCATATATTAATCAAATAATATATGAGGACCTTAATATAAATCCCTATTTCATAATCAATTAAATCAAGGAGAAAATATGGCAGTTTTAACCACAGGAAGTACAGTACTTGGATGCATTAAAGGAATGAACTCATATACTTATGCGTCTGGAACTTATAATATAGTCCCAGATTTATATGTAGTTCAAGGAAATCCAAATGCAAAAGTAACTTCCACAAAAGTCAGCGGATTGGCATATGATATATCAACAGGAGAAGTATATATTGCTGTTGGAACAAATGTGTCTGCTGGCGGAAGCACTTGGAGAGTATTAGTATAGGAGGCTAAATGACAACCACAACTGGAAGTCTAGCCTTATTTCTAAATGAAAATTTTGTAAGCTTACCTGCTGGACTTTCTGGGAATATGATTGAAATAGTAGATTACGCCAGGCAACATGTTGCTAATTGGGTAGGTTATACAATTGATGCTAACGGAATTGATGATAAATATATACCGCCAATCTTAGATTTCGCAAAAGCAGATTTAATTGATTTAAAAAACGCAAATGGTGACGGCGGAACATTGAGTATAGGAGAGTTATCAATAAATGATGCAGGCGCACAATTAAGTGCAGAACAATACAGACTTTTAGGAGAAATGAAGTTAAAAGGAATAGGAAGAAAAATAAATTGGGCTAGAAGCCTTTCATTTTAAAATGTATGATACACGATTTATTAAAGGGTTCAATAGGCTGTTAGACAAAGCATCACAACCAATTAAGATTAGATATTTTACTCCTACAATAGGAAGTGTATGGGATGATGAAGTAACATTGACACAATCGGGTACCGATTTATGGACAAGTGGAATTCCTCAATCTTTAGAACTATCAAGAGGTTCAATAGACAGCAATCTTCTTGAGCAGGGGAAATTAATTTATAATGATTCAAAATTATTTATTCCTGGAAGCATTATATTAACTGGATCAACATATATGATCAAAATACAGATCGGAAGTCCAACTGGAGAAAATTATACAATGATTCCTGAAGGTACAGATGATTATACAGTTGAAGGAACACCAACTCACAAAAAAGCATACATAAGAAGAATAACAACTGGATCGCTGTTGGGAGAATAAAATGGTTTCTATTGAAATGGATATCAGTAAGTTTAAGAAATTTATGGAAAATAAACAGAAACAAATGAAAGAAAAAATACCTGAATCTGTGAAACAAGCAACTCTTTATATGCATAATCAAGTCAAAGAAAGCATAGCAAGAGGAATAAATGCTCCTGTTGCCGTTGATACAGGAAGATTTGTCAATTCAGTAGATTTTGAAAGTACAGGAGAAAATGAAGCAAAAGTATTCAGCGAGTTGGAATATGCAAAATTCATAGAATATGGAACAAGCAAAATGGCATCAAGACCACACTTCAGGAATACTGCAAATAAAGAAAAATCACAAGTCAAGGAAATAATGAAAGCAAATGTAAGGTTTAAATAATATATATAACCAAAATCAAGTTATTTAAATTTAGATTATTGACTAATTAAGTCTTAAAGCGATAAGACAAATTTCAAGCGAGAAACATGGCATCAAAAGATACACTACTAAGAGATATACTCTATTTTCTAAAGAATGATTTAAGCGCAAATATAACAGATCCATTGAATAGAACAAATGGAATAGGTTTTATAATGACTAGTTATCCTCAAAGAAATGTCAAATATCCAGTAATTACAATTAAATGCACAAATCTAAAAGCTCCAAGATCAGGTATGCAAACTACACTTCAAGACATAACAATAACAATAGAAATAAGAATATGGGCCAGAAATGAAAAAGAAAAAGATACATTATTTAATCAAGTAATGAGCAGGTTGACAAATATCCAGTTTACTGCATCAACAGGAAGTGTAGCAAATGATTTTCATAATTTTGATATATTAAGTGGAATAGAAATAGATGAAGAAGGAGATGGTGGAATAAAATCAAGAATACTTCAAATTAAATATAACTTTTATAATCTATGAAAGGAGGTAAAAAATGACGAGATTTGTAAATGATCAAAATAAGGTAATAATGTTCTGTGAATCTGGAACTTATGCTACTGCAAGTGGAACTGCTGGGCTTTGGATAGGATTAGTTGAAAATAATACTCTTGACGATGCTGAAAATAAAATGGAAACACGTTTTGTTGGAGCAAGTACAAGAAGTTTTTCTCAAATGATACCTGGACCAAGAGATATAAAAGGAACATTAACATACGCTCCTCAAGATATGAGACTCCCATTTTTATCGATAGGAAGCGTAGTTGATGGTGGTACAACAAACAAATACACACATCTTGCAACACAAATAAACAACGATGTGAGGCAATCTCCTTTTACGAGCGGTACTTTAAACCCACCAACAAGTTTTACTATAGAAGATAGTAAAACATCAACAGGAGCAAATAATACATTTATTAGAACAATAAATGGATGCATAACTGATTCGACTAAAATTACTGCAACTCAAAGTGAAAAAGTTAGAATAGATATAGATTATATCGGACAAACTTTAAATTTTACTTCTGGAACAGCAAGCTCAACAACAGTCAGCACTACAACACCATACCTATGGAATAACTGCAGTCTGACAATGAGTGGAACTTCAATCACAACAGCAAAAGAAGTAATACTTGAGATTAATCAGAATCTTGAAGCACCACATTACTTAAATGGATCAAGAGATATAAGTGTTCCTTTCTTTAAGAATAGGGAAAACAAAATGACTGTAACATTAGACTTAGATGCTCCAACAAGCAGTTTATTGTATAATGGATTATACAAAAATAATGCGCAGTTTGACACTACATTCGATATGAATGCAGATGTTACTGCAACAGGAAGCCAACATACAATATTCTTCTTAAGCGGATGCAGGATAACTTCTATGGATGCTCCAAGCGAAGTAGAAGGAGTAACAGAATCTACTCTTGAAATGAGTTGCCCTATTTTGATAGGAAGTGCGTTTGATAACGTTCAGAAATATTGCTATTGGTAGTAATATTTATACTATATAAAGATTTATTAAGGTATGTGCCTTACTATTTTTATGGCGCAAAAAGGAATTCCTTTAACAGAGGAACATAAAAAGAAGATTGCAGAAACAATCAGGCAAAGACATATGCTTGGTCTTCAACCGAAGATTGAAAGGTGTCTTGTTTGTAAACGATTTGTTCATCCAAATCAAACTTGCGAAGAACTTAATCAACAAGTAAGAGAAAAGAAACTTGCTAATCCAACAAGATATTGGTTAGGCAAAAAGAGAGATAAAAAGACTTGCGAAGCAATAAGTAAAGCCCAATCAACAAGAGAACATACAAAAGGAATAGAGAGTCCTTGTTGGGTTGGTGGTTGGATGTGGTATCATAAGCAAGCAAGAGAGATAATGGAAGGACAAATAGGAAGAAAATTAAATCGTAAAGAAATAATCCACCATATAGATAAAAATTGGAAAAATAACGATTTAAAAAATTTACAAATAATGAGTCGTGCAGAACATGTAAGAATACATAAACCGCGACTAAAAAATAACTAAATTGGAGGAAAAAATGGAAAAAGAAATAGATGTAAATGGAAGAAAGTTTAAAATAAGAGAACTTCTAGCAATAGAACTTGATGACATTAATTGGGATGACAAAAAAGAAGCAATAAAGAAACAAGTTATTTTGAGTACAGGACTAAATGATGCAGATTATTTTAAACTAACTGTAAAGGAAAGATTATCCATTATAAAAGAGATTAATCAATTAAATGGTTTTTAGGATGCCAGCTAAGTAAAGGAGAAGAAACTCGCCTTAAAATATGCGAATACTTCGGCTGGCAAAAAGACTATGTTGATAGTCTCACACTCTATGAAGTCCAATTAATCTGTTTATACATAAACAAAATGAATAAAGACAGAAAAAAACAATATGGCAGAAGATGAAAGAATAGAGATTTTAATAAAAGCAGTTGATGAAGCAAGTCAAACATTAAAAAATATAGAGAAGCAAATACAAACAACAGCAAAGAATTCTGAAAAAGCAAATGTTTCTCTTGGAGATTCATTTAAAAAAGTTCAAGGAGCAATGCTTAATCTTGGTCAGGTAGCACAAGGAATACACAACATATTTGAAACAAATGAAAGAGCAACAAGAAATCTTGAAAATGCGCAGGATAGACTTGAAAACGCAACACTTAGATTAAAGCAGGCACAACAGGATTTAAGTGATGTAGAGAAAAATCATGCAAGGGACAGTTTAACATTAGAAAAAGCAACAATAGCCAATACGCGCGCACAAGAAGATTTAAGATTTTATACTAACAGATTAGAGCAAGGAATAACATTTACTGGAGAAAAATTAAAAAATTATCAAGATGCTCAAATAAGAGCAAAAGAAGCCGCACTTGACTTGGCAGATGCACAACAACTAAGTACAGATAAGGCAAAAGAACTAAAAGACAAACAAGATGCATTAATTATTGCCACTAATAACGTAGATCGAGCAACAAGAGGATTAGAAAAAGCTCAAGGAGATGCTAAATGGGCTATGGTTGATATGGGGGTACAAGCAATAAGTGTTGCTGGAAATTTGGGATCATTAGCAACAGCGATCGGTGGAACTGGAGGATTAACTTCTATGTTTACATCCTTGACTACAGCAGTTGGAGTGGGAGGATTATTGGCAACAGGAGGAACAGTTGCTGCAATCGTTGGATTAATTACTGTATTGGGAATGTTAACTCCAGAAACACCCTCATATGTTGCAGCTATACAAACAAGAATTGCAAATTTAGAAGAATTAAGAAAAAAGGCAGATGAAACAGAAAAAGCATTTTATGATCTAATGATTCAAGAACAAAAACTAAAATCATTTCAATATCTAACTGGGTCGGGTCAATATGGAGGAAGAGTTACTCAATCAGGTTATACTCCCAAAGGTATGGAAAGGGCGCCATCATATATTCCGATAATACCCACAGCTCCAAAATTCACAGTAATTAATAATATTGGAACAATACAAGGAATAAGTGCAACACAAATAAGCAGATCCTTATCAAATGAATTAAATAACAAATTATCACTATGATTAAGACAAAAATGACTGTGAATGGGACAGAATTCTCTGATTATCAAAATCTAATTATTAGCAAAACTATGGATGAAGCAAATGCATCGAGTTCATTTAATGCAATATTTGATTCTCCTTATGGAAGGCATAAATCTGATTTTTCTGTTGGACAAGAAGTAATTATATACGCAGATAAAGATGCAGAAGCAACAACAATAATATTTAAAGGAATACTAGAAAAAATTGTATTTAGTGGAGAAGAAACAGAACAAACAGTTGAATTATCTGGTAGAGATTATACCGTCAGATTAATGGATATCACAGTAGAGCCAATTGTATTCTCTGAAACAGAAATATCAGACATTGTTAAAAATATCTTAACAAATAACAATGTTCCTGATATAACAACAACGAATGTGCAAAATACAGGAAAAACATTAAAAAGAATAGGATTTAATCATACTCCAATTTTTGATGCATTAAAACAATTAGCAGATCTAGCAGGATTTATTTTTTATGTCGATGTAAATAAGGACTTGCACTTTGAGCAAGCAGATACATCCAGTTCAGGAATTACATTAAATAATTCAAATTTAATTAAAATTGATTATGACAAATCCAGGCAGGGAATGGCTAATAAGATATGGGTTTATGGAGATAGATATTTATCAGAAGTACCAGCAGAACAATTCACAATGGGAAGTCCTTTAGGTGGAAGTGCAATAACATTGACATATAAGCCACACAATACAACAGTCACTTATCTTGGGAATATACTTAAAGGAGCAGTTGAAGGTATGACTTTAATTCCTACAAGTGGACAAGATTACGGTGTATCATTTGATGATAGACAAATTTTATTTTATTCTGGTGGAGATTTTCCAAACTTTCCTGCAAGTGGAGGAAGTGTGATTGTTAATTATTATAGAGATTTGCCTATAGTTAAATATGGTCAAGACGATAATTCAATAGCATTATATGGACCAAAAAATCTTAAAATACAAGATAGTACAATAAAAGATCCTCAAACTGCACTAGATATATTAAAACAGAAGTTAAATGACGTAAATCCATTTAATAGAGTAGAATGCATTTTGAAAGGATGGTATTCTATATTGCCAGGACAAACTATAGATATTCAACTTGATCATTTTGGATTAACAGATACATTATCAATATTAGAAGTTAATTATAGACTTGACAAAAATTCCGTACAATCAGAAAATGTTTTAAATTTAATTATTAATAAAAAGTTTTTAGACATAACAGATAAAATCAAAGAAATAAATAGAAGATTAACATTATTAGAAACACAGAACCTTCAAGATTCTGATATCCTTAG